TACTTCTGGATCAAGTGGTACGAGTGGATCATCTGGATCAAGTGGTACTTCTGGATCAAGTGGTACTTCTGGATCAAGTGGCACTTCTGGATCAAGTGGCACTTCTGGATCAAGTGGTACTTCTGGATCAAGTGGTACTTCTGGATCAAGTGGTACTTCTGGATCAAGTGGTACTTCTGGATCAAGTGGTACTTCTGGATCAAGTGGTACGAGTGGATCAGACGGTACTTCTGGATCAAGTGGTACTTCTGGATCAAGTGGTACTTCTGGATCAAGTGGTACTTCTGGATCAGGATCAAGTGGTACTTCTGGATCAAGTGGTACTTCTGGATCAAGTGGTACTTCTGGATCAAGTGGTACTTCTGGATCAAGTGGTACGAGTGGATCAAACGGTACTTCTGGATCAAGTGGAACAAGTGGATCTGGACTTGGTAGTTCTGGCAGCATTGATTACATTTCTAAATACGATAGTTCTTCAAGCTTAACTAACTCTTCTATTTTTAACTCCTCTTCAGGAAATGTCGGAATTGGCACTAACACTCCAACAAATACTCTTGAAATTTACTCTGGTGGAACAAAAAATTACGGTAGTAATGATATTGCTTATATTAACGCTAACGGAGAAACATATTTTAAAAATACTGCAAGTGAGTCTTACATGTTTAGTAATCGGGCTATTTCATTTTATGCCCAATCAACACCGATGGTGTACATAAATAGCACAAAAGTTGGTATTGGAACTAGTACTCCAGGTTACATGTTAGATGTTGCTGGTCAATGCCATGCTAGTTGTTTTCCAACTTCATCTGATCTTCGTTTTAAAAAGAACATAGTTCCATTACAAAACGCTTTAGAAAAGGTCTTAGCATTAAGAGGTGTTACATATGAATGGAATGAATTTATTCATTCTATACGTAGTGGATATGATTTAAATGTTCCGGTTATAGGAATGATTGCTCAAGAAGTAGAAGAAATTATTCCTCAAATTGTTGGAACATGGAAATTGAATGATGAATTGACAGACGCAAGATCATTAGAATATCAAAGATTAGTTCCATATTTAATTGAAGCTATTAAAGAACAGCAAAAACAAATTGATCAATTAAAATTAGATGTAAAAACATTAATGAACATATAATATATTTGTGGCCGATATCTTTAATTCTTTTGATAAAATATACTGTATAAATCTGCCAACTAGAAAAGATAGATGGCAGAATTGCTTGCTTCAGTTTACAAAATATAATTTATTAAATAATGTAGAAAAATTTCATGGAATCATTTATAATTGTTTTTCTTTCAATAGGAAGCAAAATGCTCATTTAGGGTGTTGGTTTTCTCATTATAGTATTTTAAAACACGCTCAAGCTATGCGTTATAATAAAATATTAATATTAGAAGACGATTTTGTTTTTAATTTTGAGCCTGAAGATTTAAATTTAAAACTAACTTGTTGTATAAATGAATTGCCGCAAAATTGGGACTTGTTTTATTTGGGCGCTTATTTTGTTAAAGGTTATGATTATGAAGCCAAAACAAACTATTGTAAAAATTTATACAAAGCTAATACCGCTTTTTGTACTCATTCTATTTGTTACTCAAAATCAGGAATTGATAAAATGATACAGTGTATGGAAAAAGTTTTTTTAAATTCATCTTTTATGGTTTTGAATTACGAAAGTATTGGATGGTTTTATGTTAAAGAATTCTTGTACGAAAATAATTGTTATGCTAGCAAAGACTTTTTATGCGGACAGATGAAAGACTTTTCAGATATAGAAGGTAGAGTGGTTGATTATAATGATTATTTTTTAAAAGGATACGCTTCGTAACAAGTGTAATATTTTATATGCCGATTACTAGAAACAGAGTTATATATGCTGGAACTGATGTTTTAGTTTCTGATTCGCCGTCATGGACTGGGCAAACAGGCGTTGCATCTTTAAAGTTGTTAAAAAGAATTCAATCAAGTAGCATATCTGTATCTAATCCAATCACTCGTCCAAAACAAATTGGTAGTTCTGATTTTGCATTTGAAAAATATATAACTATTCCAGAAATTGCTGTTGATTTAAAATATTTTGTTTCTGACAACTCTAATGAATTACTTTTAGGATTAAACGCTACTGGTAACGAATCATTCTTGAAAAACATGGCTGTTTCTGGTCAGGATAAAAATTTATTCTTTTTACTATCGGATACAAATTCTCAAGATGCCGACAGTTTAACAGATATGGTTGGAAATGATGTTTTTGCGGTTGGCAATACTTTTTTAACTAATTATTCTTTATCTGCTCAAGTTGGATCTATTCCAACTGTTTCTGTTTCTTTTTCTTGTTTGAATGTGACTTTTCAAACTTATAATGGAACTGGAGCAAATGGAAGCGATGTTCCGGCAATTAATTTAACAAATGGAATAAAATCAACAGGAAAATATTTGCTTACTGGAGCGAACATGTCTCCATCAAATTATTTATCAAATCAAAATTCTAGACCATATGCTATTAGGCCAGGAGATGTAGTTCTTCAATTGCCCCAAACGTTTATGGGTGGTATTAGATATTCTGGGGATGTGCCAGCCACAATATCTTCTTTAGAAATCAACGTTCCAATAGAAAGAAAAGATTTATTAGGTTTTGGTAGCAATTATCCATACGACAAAAGAATAATGTATCCATTAATTGGTACAGTAAGTTTTAATGGAATTTTTGATGAACCAGTAACAGGTGATTTTAGCAGCATCTTCAACAACGATACTGCTTATGATTTAACTTTTAATTTAAAAAATTATAATGGCGCAACTGGTTTAAGGGTAGAAATTTTAAACGCTAGAATAGATAGTCAGTCTTTTGATTTATCAATAGGAGATAATATGAATTTTCAATCTAGTTTTTCATTTAAGATTTTTGAAACAGATGGAATGAGAATAAGTGGTGCGGCAAGGTTAATTTAAAATTCAATTGTTGCGCCTTTAGTTTCTATCTTTTTAGGCATATCTTTTAAATGCTTTTTACCATTTGTTTTCTTTTTGTAATCGTTAAAATATTTGCGCTTCAATGGATCTTCGCCACCAGCCAAAGCTGCTCTTCTATCAGAAAGTTCTGAAGAGTAGTCAAGAAGATCGCCGTATTTTCCTGACATATTTCCTGTTTTATTTACAAATGCTTTATTATCGAACGGATCAACGACTTTAGCGTCTCCTAAATTTACTTGAGGTACGTCGTAAATGCGTTCCCAGAAATTGTCATTACCGCTTTCTCCGCGATATGGCTTATAATCTTTCATAGACATAACTATATCTACGATTTTGCCAGTCTTTTTATTCTTAAATTGATAAACCATATCTATTATATGATATGTAGAAAAAATTAAAGCGCGACTTTCATCGCGCTTTGTTTGTTATTCTATTTCTATTTGTTTTTCCACTTTTTTAATTTGTGGAACTGTAATGGTTAATAGGCCGTTTTTCATCTTAGCTTTCGGATTATCAAAATCATATTTTGATCTTAGAAGATAATCTTCATAGCTAATTCTATACTTGTTATCATTAACGTTGATTGCTATGGAATAATCTTCCTTAAAGATTTTTACATCTTCTTTAGATTTTCCAGCGAGTTCGACGTTGAATGTTAAACCGTCTTCTGTTACTTGATATTTATATGTTAATTTATTATACATAGTTGTTTGTACTGTAGCAAGAATCGTGCCAACTTTTTGCGGCGTTTAAAGCGCCATTAAAGACGCTTTAGAACGTTTATGACACATAACGCGTCACATCTGGCTACTTATGGCACACAGTATTGTCTCAACTGTTTTTTCATAAGTGAATTGTTTTTGAAGTTTTAGTCCTTCTGGATTTGGTTTCTTAGCGTAAGAAACAGACTTTAGAATAGCGTTTTCCATTTCTTCATCAGTGATATCAAAGAACTGGCCTTGATTAAAAGGCTGTCCTTTATTAAAAAATACTCCATCATAGCATTCCTTGAGGCTAGAAGGTTCTATAAGTATGCTGTTACTGCTGGTTGCCCAATCCTTGTGGGCTGTTGCATTAATAACGACACTCCATTTACCAAGCGCAGTAGCGTTGAATGATGGCAGATTCCAACCTTCCGCTCCACTCAATCCGCCAAGATCGATATCTATACTGTTTAGATAGTCATTGACTTCGCTGTTCGTTTGCATGTATGGGACAAAGTTTAAATTATTGTACTGTTTTCCTTCTAAAACTTTTAATAGTTCATTTTGGAATCTGGCTTTATCGAGGAAAGGATTGGTGATCGCGCAGCTAAGTTGATATTCTGGCTTGTTGCCGAAAAGCTTAAGCCAAGACTTAATGATGCGAGCGGTATTTTTTCTGCTTTCAAACTTACCAAGAACTCCAAAATGGATTTTATCTTGAAGATAATTTTTATTGGTGATATGAAAATCATTATCAAAACCCAATGGAACATAAGTTACGTTTTTAACCCCGTTTAATTCAAAAATATTTTTAGTATAATTTGAGCTTACAAATATTGAATCTTGCAAACTTAAAAGGTTCTTTTCTATATTTGTAACTTCAGAAACTTCATGAAAAGTGAACAAAGACTGATTCTTTACATATCTAGTCTCGCTTCCAAAAACATGCCATAACTTTAAAGAAGGCGTATTTCTGTCAATTTTTTCATATCTGCTATTAGTAGCTGATTGTAGATATTTAATGAATTCAGAATCAATCTTATCATAAGCTTCTAATTCAGCTTTGTCTCCGATAGGAAAAAAAACTAAATCTATGCTTTTTTTGTGCAATTCTCTAAGAATGTTTACAGATACATTACCGAAAGATAATGCATTAATTGGAGCGTTGACTAATAATTTCATATTTGGATCTTATATTTTTAGAAATGGAATTTAAAGCTGCGTTATGTATATTTATGCATCCTTGAATGCTTAAATTCATTGTTTTACTTATTTTCCTCCAAGGAATAAGCTTTTTATTACCAGAATAACGCATTGAAAATATCTTTTGTATTCGCTTGTCTGGGTGTTTAGATATGTGTTCGTTGAAATCTTTTAGTATCTGATCTTGAAGATTTATAGAAGTTTGTTCGTATTCGTCTTTTATACATTCAAAATCATAAGTGTTGTCGTTTAATTCTACATATTTTTTATTCTTGTTAGAAGCGTTTAGACATATCCATTTAGCTTCATTACCTAGAAATGTAGAAAACTTAGTGCCGCGATTCTCGTCGTACTTAAGAACGGAATTATAAATTGCGTATTCTTTGTCGTTTATTATTTCATGCCTCAATGAATCGTTGTTGCAGTTCTTGAGAAAAGAATTTACTATGTCCAAGTAAATTCCCGAATGCCTGTCTATAAGTTCTTGTAGACATTCATTTATTTTATTCTTGTTTTTAATGTTGTTGATTAAATCTAAATCACTTAAAGTCTCCATATGTTGACCATCCTTTCTGATAGAATAACTTGCTTAGATGATAATTGCAAGTTTCTTTTTCATCGGTAAACGTTTTCCACTTGATTGTATAGTCTGAATTTCGTTTTACAATCGGATCGTTTAATCTTTCTTGAAAATTAGAAGGTTTTTGACCCATTCTACTAAGATGAATAATAAATCCGCCGTTCTCTTTTATCCATTTAGACTCATTTTCATAACGGACATCTGTGATAACGACTATGATTTTATTGTTTATAGAAGATTTTATCTGCTTTTCAACTTTCTTTATCCAATAATCAGGATCAATTTTTCTGCAAACGTCAGTTCCCCAGCAAACAAGAATTGGTCGAATAAGATCTTTTTCGGAATTGATTTCTGTAAAAGCTGAAACATTGAGTTTCTCTTTTAAGAATGGATCTAAGTCTCTTTTCAGTTCCATAGCGAAAGATATATTCATCGCTGGGAATCCAGATTTATTAAGTTTACTTATGAGATGTTTTCCAAGTGTGTCTTTGCCGCATCTTGCTACGCCAGCAATACCGAATATTAAAGGTAATTCTTTTGAAATCATTTTTTTTCTTCTTCGTATTATAAATTTATGAGTTTTGTTCATTTCTCTTAGGTTTCGCTCTTTAGGTTTCGCTCTTTAGGTTAACCTAATTTTTTATTAAGATATTATTTAAGATTTTGTGTAAGATCTTCTTAAGATTAATTAAACTCTTTCGCTTCGCTTCAGAGTTTAATGAGGATTTTCTCCTTTGTCAAGGAAAAAATCCCTCAAAGATTCCAAATCTTTTGCCAATTTAAAATAGCCAAGGTCATTTAAAATAGACGAAGTTTGAAAAATGGAAGTTTCTATTTCATGATTATTTATTAAATCGACACTTATCAAGAAAGAAAGATTGGTTTTTAACCCAAGTTTATTTAAGATTTTTTTTAAACCGTTTGTGGCGGCTTCTTCGAACGAGTTTGCCAGAATCATGCATTCTATATCGGCGCATATTACCAAGTAAAAATTGTCTTGAAATCCTAAAGTCCTAATCATAAGATTACTATACTAATTTAATAAAACATGTCAACAAAAAATTACAAAATTAGTTGTTTTTCTATCATATACGAAGCGGAAATTTTTATGCAAGGCTTGATAGATAATATTTTAGAACAAGAAGATTTTGAAAATATAGAGTTTATTTTTATAAACCCAAAATCGCCAGACAAATCAAAAAACATATTGCTTCCATATTTAGAAAAATATATTAACTTTAAATTAATAGATCTAGATTTAGATCCTGGGCTTTACGAATGTTGGAATATAGGAGTGAAAGAAAGCTCTTCTGATATTATAACTAACTGGAATCCAGACGATAGAAGAACCGCAGATTCTATAAAAAGCCTAGCAAATACTTTAATTCTTTTGAATGATTACGATCTCGTTTACGGTTTGACGTTAATCACAAAAAATAAAAATGAAAAAACTCAAAATTGTGAATCTCAATCTATTTTTTCAGCAGAACCTTTTTCTATTAAAAATTTATTTTTTAACAACTCTCCTCATTGTATGCCCGTCTGGAGAAAAAAGATTCATGAAAAATTTGGGTATTTTGATAATTCTTATGTTTCTGCTGGTGATGGAGACATGTGGTTAAGGGCGGCAATTAACGGTTCAAAGTTTTTCTTTTTAAAAAAGATAATAGGAAGTTACTATGAATCAGACTCAACAGTTTCTAGGAATAAAGATAAATTACACTTTTTAGTAAATGAAGTGTATGAGATGAGATGCAAAAATTTAAAACGCTTAATGAGACTAACATGAAAAAAATAATATCTTTCTGTGTATGGGGTAATAATCCAAAATATTGCATTGGTGCAATTAAAAATGCTATTTTAGCAAAACAAATATATCCTGATTGGATATGTAGATATCACTGTGACAAAAGCGTTCCAAAAGATATTATTGAAAAACTTAAAAATTTAGACAATGTAGAGATTTTAATGTTTGAAAATTGTAATAATTGGAAATTTACTACATCAAGATTATTTTCTTTAGACGATCCTAATATAGAATATATAATTTTTAGAGACACAGACTCTCGCCTTTCTTATAGAGAAAAGGCCGCAGTCGATGAATGGATACTTTCTGGTAAAAGCGCACACATTATGAAAGATCATCCGTGGCATGGAAGTTTTCCAATACTTGCTGGAATGTTTGGCCTTAAATGCGGAATCGTAAAGAATATTGCGGATAAATTAAATAATTTTCAAATTAATGAACAGTATCATTACGATCAAATATTTATTAATAATGAAATTTATCCATTTATAAAAAACGACTGCGTGATTCATGATGAAATTTTTGAAAAAAAACCTTTTCCTACAAAAAGAGTGAATTATGAATTTGTGGGAGAAGTCTTTGATGAAAACGAAAACACTGTTCATGAACACACTGAAGTTTTAAAAAAATATTATCAATGAAATACAATATTTTATTAACCGGCTCTCAAGGAACCCTCGGAAAAAAAATTGCCAATAAAATAGTTACAACAATATAAAATATATGCTACTAATTCATCATCATCTTGGTCTTGGAGATTATTTTGTTTGCAATGGGTTAGTTAGATATATATATTTCAATATTAAAAAAGATATAACATTAGTTGTAAAAGAATGTAATCATGAAACAGTGAAGGCTCTATATTCCGATATAGATTTAAAATACATGATTGTTAATACAGATTTTGATGTTAAACATGAAGGCTATTTTTATATTAGAATTGGTTTTGAAAATTGTAACATACAAGAATGGGAGAAATCGTTTTATAAACAAATAAAACTAGATTATTTAAATCGATATAAATATTCATTTTTTCCAAGAGACTATAAACGCGAAAAAGAATTAATTAATAAATTAAATATTAATGAGGATTATTGTTTTTGCAATACATCTTGCAGTGTCGGTGAATATGATATCAAGATAAACACAAACTATAAAAAAATATATTTACAAAAAATAACAAACAATCTATTAGACTGGATTGGAGTTATAGAAAACGCTAAAGAAATACATACTATAGATACTTCTGTATTTCAGATGATAAAAAATTTAAATATCAAATGTAATAAATATTTTTATCCAATTCGTCAAAAAAATAACGATGGAACCCCTTTTACATTTGATGATCAAGACTGGAAAATTTATGATTAAAAAAAATATAATTTTTGATTTAGACGGTGTTTTAATTGATACTAAAATTATACATTACCATTCTTTGAATAAGGCTTTGTGTAAAATTTCACCTGAATATTATATATCTGAACAAGAGCATGTTTTAATTTATGACGGTCTTAGCACACATGCCAAACTTAAACTATTATCAAAAAATAAAGGATTGCCAGAAAAATATTTTAATGAAATTTGGCAAAATAAACAACAATTTACACTTGAAAGTATTGATCAGTTAAAAGAAGATCATGAACTAGAAAAGATTTTTCAATATTTAAAAGATAACGAATTTTCAATCATTTGCTGCTCTAATAGTATTAAAAAAACAATTTATACTATCTTGTGTAAATTAGATATTTTAAAGTATTTTGATTTAATATTATCCAACGAAGATGTCACAAATCCAAAACCCCATCCAGAAATATATTGGAAAGCAGCTTCGCAATTATCAGCAGATCCAAGCGAATGTCTAATTATAGAAGATTCACCAAAAGGTTTAACGGCAGCTCAAAAAAGCGGTTTTGATGTTCTAAGAGTAAAAAATAGAAACGATTTAACTCTAAATAAAATTATGGAATTCGCTCATAAAAATATAAAAACATTTAACACTACTTGGCAGGATAAAAACTTGAATATTCTTATTCCAATGGCAGGAGCTGGAAGCAGATTTGAAAAAGCTGGATATACATTTCCTAAACCATTAATAGATGTCAATGGAAAACCTATGATTCAGGTAGTGATAAATAATCTAGGTTTTGAAAGCCCACATATCTTTATTGTTCAGAAATCGCATAGAGAAAAATATAATTTAGATTCAATGTTATCAATTATTTCTAATAATTGTGACATTATTGAAGTTGACGGAATAACCGATGGCGCTGCATCTACAACTTTATTAGCAAAACATTTAATTAATAATGACAATCCATTAATTATAGCTAATTCTGATCAATATATAGAATGGAACACTAGTGAATTTATGTATAAAATGCAAGAGCAAGATTTAGATGCTGGCATTTTAACTTTTAAATCTACTCATCCAAAATGGTCTTTCGTCAAAATAGATGAAAATCACTTTGTCACAGAAGTTGCAGAAAAAAACCCTATTTCAGACATTGCAACAGTTGGTATTTATTTTTGGAAAAAAGGATCTGATTATGTTAAATATGCAGAACAAATGATTAAAAATAACACTAAATATAATAATGAATTTTATGTATGTCCAGTATTTAATGAAGCAATTAAAGATGGAAAGAAAATTAAAACTTTTGACATAGAAAAAATGTGGGGTTTAGGCACACCTGAAGATTTGTCAATTTTTCTAAATAATAATAAAAATAAATCATGAATATCGTTATACCAATGGCTGGACTCGGAACCAGATTTTCACAAGAGGGTTTCGTATTGCCAAAACCATTAATTGAAATTAATGGAAAAACTCTCATAGAACATTCAATTGAAAGTTTAAATATAAAAGGTAAATATATTTTTATAACAAGAAATTATGAAAATAAAGATCATAATTTACTTTTGTCAAATAAATTAAAATCTCTAGTTCCAGATTGCGAAGAAATAAAAATAGATCATGTTACAAGCGGCGCTTCAGAAACTTGTCTTTTCGCTAAAAAATTTATAAATAATAATGAACCATTAATTATTACAAATTGCGATCAAAGACTAGAATGGGATTCTAATAAATTTTTATCATTCATAAATGAAAATAGCTATGATGGCATTATTGTAACTCATGAATCAAATAACCCAAAACATAGTTATGCAGATGTAGATGAAAATGATTTTATTTTAGATTTAAAAGAAAAGAAAGTTATTTCAAAATATGCTCTTATTGGTTTACATTATTGGTCCAAAGGTGAAGACTTTATAAATTCTGCCGAAAAGCTTTTAAACAATTTCAAAAACGAAAAAAAACCTGAATGTTATATTTCTGAAACTTATAATTATTTGATTGAATGTGGAAAAAAGATAAAAAATTATCTTCTGCCAAACGAACAATATATTCCACTTGGCACTCCATATGATCTAAATATTTATAATGGAAAAATTAAAGAATTTTATACAGATAAACCTAAAACAATTTTTTGTGATATAGATGGAACTATTTTAAATCATTTACATAAATTTAGTGTCATTACTGATAGCAATCAATCTTTGCTTGAAGGCGTAGTTGAAAAATTCAATGAATGGGACTCACATGGTCACAAGATAATTTTATGCACCGCGAGAAAAGAATCTGCTAGAAAAATGACTGAAGATTCATTAAAAAGACTTGGCATATGTTGGGATGTATTACTAATGGGTTTAACAAGCGGCGTTAGAGTTTTGATAAACGACAAAATTAACGATAACATTCAAGACAGAGCGATTGGCGTGAATTTAATAACCAATTCTGGATTTAAAAAAGTAGACTGGAGAAAGATAAATTTATAATGAAGATCTTAAATTTTCAAAATATGAAAGGCGGATGGTTTATTGGAGACTTTGAACCAACAGCTTATAAAACTAAAGACTTTGAAGTTTCCTATAAAACACACGTTAAAGATGAAAAGTGGGATCACCATTACCACACCATAGTAACAGAAATAAATCTTATAATTTCTGGCGAAATGATTTTGCAAGGAAAAACTTTAAAAGAGAACGATATTTTCATATTGGAACCATATGAAATTGCTGATCCACAATTTCTTAAAGACACTTATATTATATGTGTTAAAACTCCTTCTGCTAATGATAAAAAAATCATAAAAACATGAATATAATAACGCGTAATAAAATTCACGGTAACAATATTGTATCTAATAGAATTCGCTATATATTAGATATTATAGATCTTGATGATTCTAAAACGATTCTTGATATCGGTTCTTGGCATTTAGAACAATCTCTTGAATTTCATTCTATTTTTCCATCAGCGCAAATTCACGCATTTGAACCTGTTCCTCAATCTTACATCAATTGTAAGAACAAAGCATCTTTTTATAAAAATATAAATGTTTATAATTTAGCTTTAACAGATTTCATTGGAGAAGCTTCTTTTTTCGAAGTAGATATTGATAAAAGTTCTACACCCAATGTCGGCGCTTCATCTCTTTTTAAATTTAAAGATGGAATGAATGGTTCTTTTTTTAATCAAAACTGGATTCAAAAAGAAATAAAAGTTCAAGCAAATACTTTAGATAATTGGTGCAAACAAAATGTTATTGATAAAATTGATATCATTTGGATAGACGTTCAAGGAGCAGAACTTAACGTTTTTAAAGGTGGAGAAAATATTTTAAAAAATACTAAAGTAATTTTTACAGAAGTTGGATTAAAAGCTTATTATGAAGGTCATAGCTTAAAAAAAGATATAGATAATTATCTATTAAATCTAGGATTCAAAGAAATCTCTGATTCATTCGAATTAAATGGATTTGATTACGAAGCTAACACCATTTATATTAAAGAATAATATGAAAGTAGCGGTGATTTTAACTGGTTATTTAAGAACTTTTAATTTAACACATTATAGTTTTATTGATAATTTTTTAAATCACTATGATTGCGATGTTTACTGTTCTTCTTGGATAAATCAAGAAAATGGTCACCCAATAGATGAAAATTCTTTTTCATGTTTAAAAAAATATCTTAAATCTTTTAAACTTAACGATTATAATAAATATCATAATACTAACCCTAGAATAGAAAAATTAGATCGTGCAAATGATGTTTTTGATATAAATCCAAGAGCCAAACAACATGGATTATATTGGGGCAATCGTTTATTAGATCAGTGGTATCTTGTAAAAGACGGTTATTTTCAAATAAATAATCCAGAAAAATATGATATTATTTTTCGTTTAAGATTCGATTCGCTTATTAACAGCAAAATTATTTTTCAAATTAATAACTATATAAATATACCAAACGATGTTGGCGGTTGGAGTTTTTCAGATCATATGGCATACGGTTCTAATATTGTTATGAAAAAATACTGTAATTTATTTGATCATATCCCAAATCTTTATTATAAACAAAATATAGACATAAGTCATGCTGTAGATATGCCTAAATATTATATGGAAAAACTCTCGCCATCTATTCCTGTTAACATAGATTCAAATATAAAATATTTAATTTTAAAATGAAAGATATTTATTTTCCAGGTGTATTACAAAATATTAATAGTGGAGTATTTGTTCAAATAGGCGCATTCAATGGTTGTGACAACGAAGAGTATGGTTTACGAAATAAACTTATTGAAGAATCTCATACGGCTTTTCTCATCGAACCAATAAAAAATTTTTTTAATGAAATAAAAAACAACTATCAATCTAGTAAATCAAATATCACTACTATTAATTGCGCTGTTAGCGATAAAGAAGAGTTAAAAACAATTGAAACAAGAGGTCAAGATACATCTTTTGTAAGACAATTTAATGCTAATTATCCTCCAGATAACATAGAAACTGTTTTATGCAAACCGCTAACGTCTATCTTATCTGAATTTAAAATACAAAATATAGATGTTTTAGTAATCGATGCAGAAGGTTACGAATACAAAATTTTAAATTCTTTTTTTGAAAAACCTAATGCAAATATAAAAATTATTCGTTATGAATTTTGGTGGCTTTCGGAATATCAGAAAATTGAGTTAGATTCTCTTTTAGAACGTAATGGATATGATATTTTTCAAGATGCAAATAGTTATGCTGATAAAATAGCTATACATAAAACTTTTGTATTATGAAACAAACTATTATTTTTAGAGGCAGTGTTGTTTTTGATAAACATCCTGATAATTTTTTGAAAGAATCTATAGAAGTTCTTCGTAATTGGTTTGATGGAGAAGTCATTGTATCTACATGGAAAAATCAAAAAGAACATGTAAAAAATATAAAAAATATAGATAAAATTATATTAACTGATGATCCCGGCCCCGGTCCAATTCAACAATTAAATCGTCAGATTATTTCTTACGAAGCTGGCTTAAATGAAGCGTCTAATGATCTAGTAATGGTAACCAGAACTGATTTTATTCATAAAAAAAATATTTTTCATCATCTTAACGATAATCCTTTACAACAAAACCAATTTAAGATTTTTAAGAAAAAATTATTAATTGGTAATATGATGTCAATCGATCCAAGCTCTCAAGAAGTACCAAATACTTTTAGATTAAGCGATTGGTTTCAGGTAGGTTTAAGGGAAGATATTGAAAACTGGGGAAGAATAAAAAATACCATATCTAATATGGATTTATCGAATTCTGGATGCACTGAAAAAATCTGGATGACAGCAGTGCTTAAAAAAAATAACTATAAAAATATATCACCATCTGATACTTCAGAAATAGATAAAAATTTTTGGGATATAGTTGTAAATAATTTCATTATCAAAAATACTAAATCTACTCTGCACAGCTATAATATGAATTGGATTAATCAACCAGAAGATTTATATTGTTATATTTCTGAAGAACTATATAATCAAAAGTATAATAATATTTTAACATGAAAAAAGATTTTTTATTTATAGATTATTCTTGGGTTCCAAATTCTAGGCTTATTTTTAATAAATTTTCTGAAGAATTTTCAGCGGATATAGTGGATGAATTAAATATATTAACTTTTAATTACGCCGAAGATTATAAGTTTATTGTTTTATATTTGCACGAATACGACACAATTCCTTTAACGAACCAAATTATAAAAAGATATCCAAATGCAAAATTAATTCAACACGACGATACCGATTTCGAAGACATTCAAATTTGGTCTGAAAAAAAACCAGATTTAGTTATGCACAGAGAGCTTACGCATAAAAGTAAAAATCCTTGGAATTGCCCAGTTCGCGCTCATCATTTTCCAATGCCTTCAAAAAATAAGAATATTAAAGAAAAAGATATTGATGTATTTTTTATGGGCTGCATGACTAATCCACGAAGACAGGGACCAGTTAATAAAATGATTGAATTAGCTAATGGAAAATTAAAACATTTAAATTGGCAATTATTAGTCACCCCAATAAATCAACGAACACCTGATTTATTTGAAGAAATGATAAATAGATCTAAAATAGGACTTAATTGTTTTGGTAATTCTTTTGATTCTCATCGTATTTGGGAGTTAGCGAGTTGCGGCGTATGCACAATAATGCCCGAATCTCCATTAATATCTATTGATAAAAATAATAATTTTTATAATAATTACATTAGATGCAAAGAAGATTTTTCAGATTTGCAAGAAAAAATAGAAATTGCCTTAGAAAATAATAAATGGAAAGAAATTGGCGCATTAGCTCAAAAAGATTATTACGAAAATCATACTCCAACAGAGTGTTATAAAAAATATAAAAATAATGTAATCGAAGTTTTAGGTAAAATATGAAATTAATCTCTCATCGTGGAAATATTAAAGGCAGAGAAATAGAAAATGAAAACGATCCACAATACATTTATGAAGCTTTAGATCTCGGTTTTGACTGCGAAATAGATGTTTGGTTTGAAAATAATCAATTTTATCTAGGCCATGATGAACCTAAATATAAAATAAAAGAAGAGTTTTTAACTCAAAATCAACTATGGTGCCATGCTAAAAATCTGCAAGCTTTGCATTCAATGTTAGAAAATAAAAATATTCATTGTTTTTGGCACCAATCTGACGATTTTACCCTAACCTCCAAAGGATATATATGGACATATCCAAATAAAGAACTTACTAAAAAAAGTATTTGTATGACAAATGAATTCAAAACCAATGATGAAATTTCAAAATGTTTTGGAGTCTGCTCAGATGAAATATCTAAATATAAAAATTACAAATGAAAATCTTTATCGCTGGACATAAAGGAATGGTTGGATCAGCTATTTTAAAAAAATTAGCAAGTAAAACAAACATTGAAATCCACACCGTCGAAAAAAATGTATTAGATTTATTAGATCAAACCAGAGTTTTTGAATATTTTTGTATTCATAATTTTGATTTAATAATTGATTGTGCAGCTAAGGTTGGCGGCATTCATTCTAACAATACTTATCGCGCCGATTTTATTTATCAAAATTTACAAATTCAAAACAATTTAATTCACTCTTCATATCTTTCTAAGGTTAAAAAATTTTTATTTCTTGGAAGTTCTTGTATATATCCAAAATTTTCCGAACAACCAATAAAGGAAGAATATCTATTAACTTCTCCACTAGAATACACCAATGAGCCTTATGCAATAGCTAAGATAGCTGGCATAAAAATGTGCGAAAGTTATTACAAACAATATGGATGTAACTTTATATCAGTTATGCCAACTAATTTATATGGCCCAAATGATAATTTTCATCCAATAAATTCTCATGTTCTTCCAGCATTACTTCATCGTTTTCATTTAGCTAAAGTTAACAATGAACCATTTGTTGAAATTTGGGGAACTGGAAAAGCTAAAAGAGAATTTATGCATGTTGATGATATGGCTGATGCGTGTTTGCATATAATAAATAATTTAGAAGCGAAAGATCTATACTCTCAAAACATTTCTCAAATAAATATTGGCAGCGGTTTTGAAACAACTATTCATGAACTAGCAGAAAAAATATCAATAACAGTCGGTTACGAAGGATTAATAAAATTTGATCTATCTAAACCAGACGGAACCATGAGAAAATTATTAGATTGCAGCAGGTTAAAGAAGTTAGGTTATACAGCGAAAATAAAATTAGAAGACGGATTGAAAGATACTTATAATTGGTATTTAAATAATCAAGATAAATTAAAACTATGAAAGTAATAGTAACTGGCATATTAGGTCAAGACGGCGCAAACATGGTTGAGTATCTTCTAAAGAATACTGAAGCCAAAATCTTTGGAATGATTCGGCGCACATCAAATCCAAATTTTGTAAATTGCAAGAGTTTTATTAAAAACGAAAGGTTTCAATTAGTTTATGGAGATCTTTCAGATAGTGTTAGTTTAGATAATCTCGTAAGAGATATTCAGCCTGATTATTTTATTAATTTTGCCGCTCAAAGTTTTGTTGGATGTAGTTGGGAAATTCCGCTTCAAACGTTCGATGCTAATGCCACTGGAGTCGCTCGATGCTTAGAAGCCGTTCGCCGTTTTCAACCAAAGTGCCGTTTTTACTCTGCTGGATCTAGTGAAGAATTTGGAGATGTGCAGTACAGTCCACAAGACATTCATCATCCTGTGAGACCCAGAAGTCCATACGGAGCTAGTAAAGCTGCTGCCCGTCATTTAGTGAAGGTTTATCGCGAGTCTTATAATTTATACGCCGTTCATTCTATTCTTTTTAATCACGAAGGCACAAAGCGCGGGGAAGAATTTGTAACCAGAAAAATTAGCAAAGGCGTTGCTCGCATATATCATGCTATTAAAAACAATCAATCATTTTCCCCGATTGAACTTGGAAATTTAGACGCGCAAAGAGACTGGTCGGATTCTGAGGATTTTGTCGATGGCGTTTGGAAAATAATGAATCAAGAGAAACCAAAAGATTATGTTCTTTCAAGTAACGAAACGCACACAATTAGGGAATTTATTAATAAATCTTTTATTTGCGCTGGTATAAATGGAGTTTGGCACGGCTTTGGGCAACAAGAAGAAATGAGTGCTTCTACTGAATACGCCATTAAAAATGAAATTCAATCATCAATTTTAGTTAAAATTAATCCTAAATTTTACAGACCCGCCGAAGTTGAACTTCTTTTGGGAGACTCAACTCCAGCCAGAAAAGAATTAGGTTGGAAACCGAAAATTTCCTTTGACAACCTCGTAGAACGTATGGTAAAGTATGACATAGAGATTTTTAAAATCTAGTGTATAATACTTTTTACCATGAACGATGAATTAAATATTCTGTCTTCTTCTTTTTTAGCGCAATATAAAAACAAACAACCCAACTGGGGCTTTAGCGGTCTTGGATATATTGTATATAAAAGAACTTATGCTCGCCAAAAGGAAGATGGAACAACAGAAGAATGGAATGAAACAGTAGAACGTTGTATCAATGGCGCACAGAAAATTGGCGCACAATATACAAAAGAAGAAGCAGAACGTATTTATGATTACGTTTTTAATTTAAAATGTAATTTTGCAGGTCGAATGCTTTGGCAACTCGGCACTTCAACTGTAGATCGTTTTGGCGCAAACTCTCTTCTTAATTGCTGGGCGACAGCAATGCGCGAGCCAAAGGCTTTTTTGTTTCTCTTTGAGAATCTAATGCTTGGTGGCGGTGTAGGTTACAGTATTCGTCGCGAAGATGTTCACGAACTACCAAAGATTAAGAAAGGTGTAAATGTTATTCATGAAGCAACTAAAGACGCTGATTATATTGTGCCAGATAAACGCGAAGGTTGGGTTAATCTACTTTCTAAAGTTCTGGATGCTTTTTACGTTACAGGTAAATCGTTTTCGTATTCAACTATCCTCATCAGAGGTTACGGCGAACCAATCAAGGGCTTTGGCGGAAAAGCTAGTGGTCCACAAATCCTTATTGACGGAATCGATAAAATCACAAAAATATTCCAAGCTCGCGAAGGCAAAAAACTTCGCTCGATTGATGTGTTGGATATCTGCAATATTATTGGCAGTGTTGTTGTCGCTGGCAATGTGCGGCGCAGTGCGGAAATCGCTCTAGGCGATCCTGATGATATTCTTTATCTTCGCGCCAAGAATTGGGGTTCTAGCAACGTCCCAAATTGGCGAGCAATGAGCAACAACACTATCTATGCAGACAGCTATGATCATGTTCTTGAAGAGGTCTGGAAAAATGGATACGAAATAAATAAAGATTCAGGTTATGCAAATGGTGAGCCTTATGGATTCTTTAATCTTCCTCTTTCTCAAAAATTTGGACGCATTAAAGATGGGCCAATTTCTGAAAATCTTCTATATCCAACAGATGTAGATAATTGTGAAATGACAAATCCATGCGCTGAAATTAGCCTTGCAAATTATGAGTGTTGCAATCTTTCTGAACTTTATTTAAATAACATAACCTCTAAAGAGGAATTAATAGATTGTGCAAAACTTCTTTATAAAACTCAAAAGGCTATTGCCGCGCTGCCTTTCATACACGAAGAAACTAATCGTATTGTCCACAAGAACATGCGCCTTGGCCTTGGCGTTACTGGTGTGTGCCAGTCTCTTGATAAGCTTGATTGGCTTGATGATTGTTATGTTGCTCTACGCAATTTTGACAAGTCTTGGAGTAAGCATCGTGGTTGGCCTGAAAGCATTAAGCTTACAACCATCAAACCCAGCGGAACATTAAGTTTACTTGGTGGAGCTACTCCCGGTGTTCATCCAGCTTTTAGTGAATATTATATGCGTACAGTACGCATGTCTAGCTCTGACAGTCTCGTTCAAACATGCAAAGACATGGGTTATCATGTAGAGTTCATTATTAATTTTGATGGAACTGAGAATCGTGATACGGTTGTTGTGTATTTCCCATGCAAGACTCCTGAAGGATCTATCCTTACAAAGGATATGGATGTCATCAAGCAGCTTGATATGGTTAAAAAGCTACAAACCATTTGGTCAGATAACGCTGTTTCTGTAACCGCTTATTACAAACCAGAAGAACTTGATTCTCTTAAAGTTTGGCTAAAAGATAATTACGAAAACAATATTAAGAGCGTCAGCTTTCTTTTATTCAAGGATCATGGATTCAAACAAGCTCCATATCAAGAAATTGACGAAGCCGCGTATTTAGCAGCCAACGCTAAAGTTAAACCTTTAATTACCATCCTATCAGGAAACATTGAAATGCTAGATATGACTGAATGTGCCGGTGGTGCATGTCCAATCAGATAAAAGTTGAAAAACATTTTCACAAATATAACATAAACTACATATACAAATATGAGCAAGACTACAGCAAAGACAATGACTAAGACCGCCACCGCTTCCGCTAAGGTTGCAAAGCCCACTGGAAAGCCTCCAGTTCCAGCCAAGCCTCCAGTAAAGAAGAAGTAATAGTCAATTAAAAACAAAAAAAGCCGCTCTAAAAAGCGGCTTTACTTTTTTCTATATATTGTTAAATTAGTGTAATTTTAAATATGAATTTAATAGTAGATTTTTCCGAGCTTATTGCAAAAAAAAGACAAGGCCCAAAAAGCTCTGCTCAAACTCCATCGAAGCCAAATGAACGCAAGAAAGGCTCTAGCGTAAATAAACCGGGGTCTGCTGGCACAACTCCAGACGCTAAAGAGAAAGCTAAAGAAGCATTAAATAAAAAAGACGAAAAGCGATTAGTCAGTAAAGCTGAAATCACTTTTAGTGAAAAGGTAACTAACGCTTTAAAAGAAAAAGTAAAAAATCATAACGCTAAACATTCTAAAAAAGTAACTCTTGGACAATTAAAGAAAGTATATCGTAGAGGATCAGGTGCGTTTAGTTCTAGTCATAGACCGGGACAATCAAGAGCGGCTTGGAGTATGGCGCGTGTGAATACATTTTTAAGAATGCAAAGCGGCGGTAAAGTTAAAGATTCCTATCGTCGCGCAGATCAAGATATAGCCAACTAACAACATGAACGATAAAATAGTAGACATTTATTCATTTAATGATTTTGAAGAGGCTGATTTTGATGAATCTCTTTCTGATCTTAAGCAATTTGGTGTAAATGAAGATGAATTGAATCTTAATTTTATTAACATAGAAGATTAAAAATGAACATCGTCACTAAATTACTTACTTATCAAAATCAAGTAAAAATTCTTCATTGGCAAACAACTTCTTTTTCTGAACATAAAACTCTTGATGGGCTATATGGAAGCCTTTCTGGAAATATTGATGAATTTGTTGAGACTTTTATGGGTAAGTATGGTAGAATAATAGCTCAGATTAATTTCAATTTAACGTTGGAAAATTATAAAAATATGCCTCCTATGGGTTTAATGCTTGATATGGAAAACTATTTAATAAATGAATTACCAACAATGCTTGATCCAAAAAAAGACACAGATCTATTAAATATAAGAGATGAAATACTAGCTTCTGTAAATCAAACAAAGTATCTTTTAACCCTAAAGTAAAAAAATGAACATATCAGTAAATTTTACTAACGAAATTCGTGCTGCAAAAGACAAGAAAGCTCTTAATAAACCTTTTAGAACATCAAAAGGCCCTAAAAAGTTTTCTGTTTACGTCAAAAACGAGAAAGGCAATATTGTAAAAGTTAATTTTGGCGATCCAAATATGGAGATCAAACGCGACGATCCCGCTCGTAGAAAGAGTTTTCGCGCTAGACATCAATGCGATACAAACCCCGGTCCTCGTTGGAAAGCTAGATATTGGTCATGTAAAATGTGGGAATCAAAGAAGTCTGTAACTGATTATACTTCTAAAGGTGGAGTCGATGATGTTGTTCATCAATGGGATGGCATTACCTTGTGGGAAGAATCTGATCTTTTAAAATTAGCTCCTCATCTAGCTCAAGCTGAAGAAATCGCTGAAGAAATAGAAACTGAATCCGAAGATATAAACGAAGACGCTTCTGAAATGGCAATCGCGCAATTGGCTTATATTTCAGACTATTCTAAAGATTTGCTCGATAAACTTAACGCTAATCCTAAGATGTCTGAAGCGATTGAACCTTGGGTTCAAAGCAAAATTACTTTAATGGAGGATTATTTATTTGCTGTTTATAATTATCTTGTATATTCTCAAAAAGCAGAAGAAGATAAAAACGTAATTGAAGCTGGAATGAGAATTCTAAACATCAACGCTTCATGCAAACATTACAATAGCGAAGGAATCATTAAAGAAATTAAAGATCTTCCTGATGACATGGGAAAAATAATTGCTTATGAAGTTATCAATGATGGGCAAACTTTTAAGAAGGGCGATATTTTAACAAAAACAATAGATCAAATCAAAATCCTAGAAGGTAATAAATAATATGAAATCAAATTTAAAATTCGATACAAAAAACCTCATAGCTGAAGTCTCCATCTCCAACATAATGGAGGAAGACGAAGCTGAAATGCATAGCGAATATATGAGCGAGTGTATGCTCAAAGACGAATCTTTGATCAACACTGCCGGAATGACTACAAGTGATGCTAAATATATGTGCGGCATGTCATATATGAAGAATCGCTCGATGCTTACTGAAATGGCTGGTCAGTTGACAGAAAAACAAAAAACCCTACCTCCAGCACTTCAAAAAGCTATTCTAAAAAAGATGCAAAAAGAAGGCAAATTAAACGACGAAGGCAAGAAAGAAGCTGGCGAATCACCAGAAGCTGAAAAGTCTGAAGCTGCTCAAGTAGCCGTTTTTCCAGAAACCCCTACCGCTCCATCAGGAAATATTACTCCAGATGCAGCCATCGAAGGCTTAAGTATAGACGAAAAACTAAAATTGCAACAGCAAAAATCCGCTATTAAAAACCCTGATCTTCAGAGTGCTGGCTTCAACCCAAAAGCTTAATAAAAAATAAATCAAAATAAACCGCTGGGAAACCAGCGGTTTTTTGCTGTTGACATCTCTGGTTTTCATGCTACCCTATCGAGGATGAATAAAAGAGAGTTGCTAAGAAAGCTTTTGCATATTCCTCAAAAAGTGCCTGTTTCATTTTGGGGAAAACAGTTTAGAATATTAAATTCTCTACTAAAGAAGTTTCCTGATTTAAAATTCTGGGAACAGCTTGTCGTAGTTAAAGTCAATTGTTTGACTTTATATGCAGGAGAAGACGCGAACGGTATCGCAGATAAATATAAGAAATATATTTTTCAACCTGAATTCAAAAATACAGAAGTTCAGATTGGCGAAAAGACTGGACAAGACTACAATATTAGTATAAAACCTAAGACAGTTAAAGACTTTTTAAAATGACTAAGAAAACAAAAGAAGTAAAAGTAGAAACAGAAAGCGGCAAAATAATCACTTCTCAAGATCAACTAAAAAGTTTCTTGAAGAACAATAAAGATTCGCATTATAATTTTGAAGAGAGTATAGAGTATAAAATTTCTAGCGGAAGCCTTCTTCTTGATTACTTTTTAAATGGTGGCATTGGTACTGGGCTGCATCGTTTCTGCGGCATCAATGAAGGCGGCAAAACTAGCTGTGCGCTTCAATTCATGAAGAACTTCTTAGATCAACCTAAGAAGCGTAAGGGCTTTTATATTAAAGCTGAAGGGCGATTGAGCAAGGAGATGATTGCCCGTTCTGGAGTTAAATTTGTATTTAATGATGACGAATGGGTGGAAGGCACATGTTTTGTATTTGAATCTAATATTCATGAAACAGTATTTGATTCAATGCGAGAACTAGTCGGAAAAAACGATGAAAAGATTCAATATTTCTTTTTACTCGATTCTGTCGATGGCTTGATTCGTAAAGGTGATTTAGAAAAGACTTTTGAAGAATCTCAAAAAGTTGCCGGTGGCGCAGTTATTGCCGCCGATCTAATGAAGCGCATGTCCATTGCGTTGCAAAAACGCGGTCATGTTGCGGTATTCGTTTCTCAAGTTCGCGCTGATATCAAGCTCGATCCTTATAGCAAGGCTCCAATTCGCCAAACTACAGCTACAGGCGGAAACGCTTTACTACATTTTGCTAATTGGATTTTTGAATTTGATTCTCGCTTCAAGGGTGATTTGATTCTTGAAGATCCCACCGCTTCTTATGACGAACAAAAGAATCCTTATCTAGGTCATTTTGTAAAAATTATAGTTAAAAAGTCGCCAAATGAAAGAACTAACTGTACTATTCGTTATCCTATTAAGTACGGAAGAAAGAACGGAACGTCAAATTGGATCGAAAAGGAAATCTTTGACTTTCTAACTATGTGGGAGATCGCCATTAAAAAGGGAGCTTGGATTAGTTTCGACGAAGAGTTTCTGAATATTCTAAAAGAAGCTGGGTTCACAGACTTTCCTGCTCAGATTCAAGGGTCTGCTAAATTTGAACAGATGGTCAACAACAACGAAAAGTTGAAATCGTTTTTCTTTAAATACATCAGTGAAAACTTATTAAATTTTGGCGATGGAATTTCTATCACTGAGTAATAAAAAAAGACGTTGCAAGAATGCTCGCAATTATTTAATTGATTGGAGCGCGAATAGTCGTAGTAAATTTCAAACAGAAGCTAAGAAATTTTTAAGCAACTATTGGCAACAGAATATTGTGTTTGAAGAGTTTCCAATAGTTGGAACTCGTCTTACCTTGGACTTTTATAACGCTAATAAAAAGATAGCTATAGAAGTTCAAGGCAGACAACACACTGGATTTGTTAAGTTCTTCCATACAAATAGAATGAATTTTCTTCATCAACTCGATAGAGATAAGAAAAAAGAACGTTTTTGTAAACTTAACAAAATTACACTTGTAACTATATTTGAAAACGATACTATAAATAAAGAGCTTTTCGAGAGTCAAGGTGTAATATTATAATATGAAGAGAGATTCACAATCAGAGAATTTTAAACAGTTTAAAATTCCTGAAAACTATTTTAATAAACTCTATGAGTTTACTGGTTCCGATGAGTCCTCCAAAGGATTTATAGTGGCTTACGTCTCTCAAGATGGATGCCCAATGATTTATACCAAAGTCTCCAACCCAATCGTTGAAATGGGACTCGTCAAAGCTCTCGAAAAATATTTAAACGAAGTGAACAATAGTCAAGATTCGATTGACATCACCGATGAAGAGTGATAATGTGCGGTTGGCATGATTTATTCGTATGATTTAGAGACTCAGTTGCTTGCTGGATTGATTAAATATCCAGAACGATATTCAGATGTCGCTGTTTTTATAACTGAAAAAGACTTTTGGAGCGAAAGTTCCAAAATTAATAGAACTATCTTTTGCGTGCTTCGTCAAGCAATCGATAACGGAGAAAAAATTGATGATGTAGTTATTTCTCAAAGAGTAAAGAACTTTGGAGTAACTTTCGAAGATAATATCAATCCATCAGATTATATTGAATCACTATCTCTTAAAAAGCTATCTCCAGAATCAATTATTAGCGTTGCTAAAGAATTAAAGAAATACACTATACGTCGCGAAATAGCGATGTGTGGAGCAGAAATAAACAAGAAGATGAAGTCAATATCTCCATCTTCTGATTACAACGTCATTATCGAGACCGCTGATAAGCTTTATAATGATCAGATCAATTTGTACGAAACTGGCAGCGATCAGCCAGAAAACATCTTTTCTGAAATGGAAGCTCTTATTGAAGAGCGAGGAAACAATCCAGTTACAGAATTTGGATTTGCTGGGCCTCATCCTAAAATTCAAGATATGTACGGCTCTCTTTTGAGACCGGGTAATATCACAGTTATTGTAGCTCGTTCAGGCGTAGGTAAAACTCAATTCTGTTTAGATTTCACTACAAAAGTATCTGAACAATACGAAGTTCCAGTTCTTCATTTTGATAATGGAGAAATGAGCAAAGAAGAACTTATTTTTAGACAATGCGCTGCAATGTCTAAAGTTCCAATGTATCTACTAGAAAGCGGCAACTGGCGAAAGGCTGGCGCAGAAGTTGTAGATAATGTTAGAGCAGTATGGAACACCATCAATAAACGCTACAAGCATTTATATTATTATAATGTAGGCGGAATGAGCGTTGATGCTCAGATCAGCGTTTTAAAAAGATTCTACTACTCCAAGATAGGTCGTGGAAATCCTATGATTTTTAGTTTTGATTATATTAAAACTACAAGCGAAAGCGGAGGTAATAAAACAGAATGGCAACTTGTTGGAGAAATGGTCGATAAATATAAACGCTGCATTCAGAAAGATATAGTAAGCGACAAAGGACCATGTATATCAATGATGACTTCTGTACAGTCTAATCGCGCAGGTATTGTCACGAACAAAAATTCATCAAGTATAACTGATGACGAAAGCATTGTTTCTCTTTCTGATCGTATTACTCAATTCTCATCTCACATGTTTATTCTAAGACAGAAAACATCTGATGAATTACAGAACGAAGTCAGCTTCGGAACTCATAAGTTTATCAACGTGAAAGCTCGCCATCTTGGCAAAGATATTGCAGGAGCTATTAATCCAGTAAAGCTCGCAGACGGTACTCTTAAAAAGAATTTTGTTAATCTTGAGATCGCTAACTTCTGTGTTTCAGAAAAAGGTGATTACAGAGATATAGTGGACGCTCTCGGTGCTAATGCAAATGTAATTAAAGATAACGATGACGACGTACCTAACCTCCATTAACAATCGAGCGGAAGTTATAGAAAAAACTTTGATTGATTTAGGATATCAATTATCAGATCGCGGCAAGTATTGGCAATGTAATGCTATTTATCGTGATGGCGACAACAGAACCGCTTTACAAATTTGGAAAGACACTGGAATCTGGAAAGATTTCGTTGCTAACACAACATATCAACCTTTTAAAAGATTACTTGAACTATCTTGTAAAGATGATTCTAAAATAGATGAAATTTTACATTCAATTAAGAACAACAACGATCCTTGTATAGAATCAATTAGAACGCCCAAAATGGAATCAGACCAATTTTTTGACCATGAAGAAGTAAAGACATTGCTTCCTCATTATGATTTTTACAATAAAAAAGCCATAAGTTCACAAACTCTTGAGCTTTATCGATCTGGTTTTTCAATGTCTGGAAAGATGAATGGCCGATTTGTGTTTCCGATATTCGATGAAAATAAAAAAGTAATAGGTATCAGCGGAAGACATTTGCTATGGAAACCAAACAGTTCCGCTCCTAAATGGAAACATATTGGCAGAAAAGGTAATTGGATATATCCTATAAATATTCAAGGAGAAGAAGATAATATATTCAAGAAAACTATTGAAGAAAAACGTAAAATAATTCTCGTTGAAGGAATCGGCGACAGTCTAGCTTTGTCGCAACAAGGTTATTATAATCATCTTGTTATTTTCGGTCTTGAAATCAGTTCTAAACAATTGTCATATCTAATGTCTTTGTCTGTGGACGAAATAATAATCTCCACAAACAATGATGCCGATAAAACTGACAATCGCGGCTTGCAAGCTGCTATTAAAATATTCTTAAAACTTATCAAATATATTGATATCGATAAGGTGAAAATCATGCTTCCCATCTGTAAAGATTTCGGTGAGATGTTGGAAAAAGATATTTCAATGGAAAGATGGGAAAACAAGAAAAGGAATAGAATAACTCAAGTGGAATACATTCTTGACTATGTGTATAATAACGACAAGGATAAGAAGGTTATTTCTATTCTTAAAGATTACCTAGAAAGCTTAAACCTTTGAAAGAAACATTATCAGCCAGCAAAATTAAAACGCTAAAATCCTGCTCATGGCAGTATTGGTGCAAATATATTTTAAAACTTCCAGACAAGACTAACTCTGGAGCTTTGATTGGAGATACTGTTCATATTATTCTTGAATGCCTTGGCTCTGCAAGACACAAGAGTCATTACAATAAGATAGTAAAGAATAAAGATATTTTTGCATCTAAAGCTATAAAAAGAATGGTGCATAAACACATTAAGAGAAAAAATCTTAATGAGACCACTGATTTAGAAAACATTCGTTTAATGGCTTTGAACGGTTTGACTTACGATTTCTTCGGAAAGAAATACGGCGAACCTACAGAAGTTGTGTCAGAAAAAGATTTTGAAATAGTTGTCCAAGAAGAAGGCATTGAATACAAAATAAAAGGATTTATAGATAAACTTTTTATCTATGGAAATCATGGAGTCGTACTAATAAGAGACTTCAAAACAAATAAAAAGAAATACGAAGGCAAAGAAGTTACTGATAATCTACAAGATTACATGTACACGCTTGCTATTAGAAAGCTTTACCCTGAATTAAAAGATGTAAAAATGGAATTCTTGTTTTTGAAACAAGATTTAAATGATGGTGGAGCCATGCCAATGCATCCCAAAGACAAATACGAGCTTTTGGGTTTTGAGCATGAGTTAAGTGGTTATCAAAAATATGCTGATTCTTTTGTGGAAAAGACCGCTACATCTAACATGGCCGCGAATCAAGGAATGCCAAAAGATGGCAGCTTTTCAGGAAAACTTTTATGTGGTTTCGCTAAAGAGCCTAATCAGATTAAAAAAGATGGAACCCCAATGTGGTATTGCACATATAAATTTGGATTTGATTATTATGCGATTGTAGACAAAGATAATAAGATTAAAAAATCTGCATTCACAAAAAAAGAACTAGAGAAAATAAAGCTTCAAGAAGGAGACAAGATAATAAAAAACAAATACGATGGATGTCCTTGTTTTAAACCTAAACCTGCTGAAACTCCTGATGATTTTGATGCTTTCGACCTTGACAAGTTTTAGTCTTTTGCTAAAGTGTATGCAGCATGCTGCCATTGTTTAAATCACACTTTAGTATAGGAAAATCTATACTAACTTTAGATGATCCAAAAAAAGTAACTGAAGGTGGATCAGATAGCGTTTTTAAGATCGCAAAAGATAACGATCTTAAACAAGTCATTTTAGTCGAAGATACTTTAATTGGTTTCTTTGAGGCGTACAAGCGCAGCAAAGAGATGGGCATTCAATTAATATTTGGTCTTAGATTATCAATGAGAAATTCGTCTTTGCCAGAAGACGAAGGAAGTCAACATAAGATAATCATCTTTGCAAAAGATGATCTCGGATGCAAGCTGCTTAATAAAATATATTCTAAAGCATTTTGCACTAATACTGGATTCTTAGATTATAATGATCTTAAAGACTTATGGAGCGAAGATTCTCTCAAGCTCGCTATTCCATTTTACGATTCGTTTATTTATATAAATAACCTATCTTTCGGAAACGCCGTGCCTGATATTTCTTTTACAAAACCAACCTTATTCTTCGAAGAGAATGATTTGGCGTTAGATTTTATTTTAAAAGAGAAGGTAAAAGAATTTTCTATTAACAATGATATCCCAATGACTAAAGTTCGTAGCATTTATTACAACAAAAAGTCAGACGTTAAAGCGTTTATGGCTTATAAGATAATTTGTAATAGAACTTTTGGTCGAGATAGATCTTTAGATAAACCAGAACTGCCGCATTTTTGCAGCGATAAATTTAGCTTCGAAGCTTGGAAGGAAGAGAATGTTACGATTTAATAAAGAACAAAAATACATTTGCTTTGATTTTGAGACCTGCCATCTCAATCTTTTAGACAACAGCAATAAACCTTGGCAACTAAGCTATTTAATAGCTAAAGGTAGCAACATAATTAAAGAAGTAGATAATCATATCTATTGGCCTGATTTAAAGCTTTCTGAAGGAGCCAAACTCGTCACTCATTTTGATGAGCGCAAATATCGTTCACTAGCAGTTGATCCAAAAGAAGTGTTGGCTGCGTTTGAGGAGATCATTTATGATGATCAATACTTAATTATAGGACAAAACCTTCTTGGTTTTGACGTTTATATCCACAACACATACAGAAGACTTCTCGGTTATAAAAGCGACTTCTCTTACGTTAAGAGGATTATTGATACCAACTGTATCGCCAAAGCAATTAAAAAGAATCTAAAACCCCAAAGAGATTCTGATTTTACTTTCTGGCAGTATAGATTAAATGATTTTCGAGAAAAAGGCTTGAAGACCAGTATTAAAACTCAATTGAAAGAATATAAGATTGACTTTGACGAGAACATGCTACATAATTCTATGTACGACGTTCAGATGAATTTTAAGATTTTTCAGAAGCAGCTTTGGCAAATTGAAATATGAATTTTTTACAAGACATAAAGCCTTATGATAACGCCATGCTTCCCGGCGTTCGATTGCCACAGATCTCTATCGAAAGTAAATATTACGACTTGTTGAGCATACCCACTTCTTCAGATAATTTTACATTTCTGAAGACTTTGTGTTACAAGAGTTTAAATAACTTAGGATTAAATAATAATCAATATGTTGAGCGAATGGAGATGGAGTTAGAAATCTTCAAAGAGCTTGACTTCGTTGACTATGTACTTCTCAACTGGGATATTCTTAATTTCTGCCATGAAAATAATATTCCAACTGGTGCTGGCCGTGGTAGTGCTGCGGGTTCTTTGGTTTTGTTTATCGTGGGTGTTACGAAAGTCGATCCAATAAGATACGAGTTGTTCTTTGAGCGTTTCGTTAGTCGCTCTCGCGCAAAGAAGATTATTAAAGATGACATAACTTATCTTGACGGTTCTTTGCTTCCTGATGTTGATAATGACATTAGCTATGATCGACGCATTGAAGTAATTAAATATATTGAGCAAAAGCATTTAGGTAAAACATCAAAGATATTAACTCTTAATACTTTATCTAGTAAACTTTGCATCAAAGAATGTGGAAAAATTGTCGGCGGTCTTTCCGAGACAGAGGTAAACGAAGTCAGCGATAATATTCCAAAACTATTTGGTCGAGTTTTTGAATTAGAAGAGGCTTATAAAGCTAACGATAAATTCAAAGCTTGGGTGGATCAGAATAAATTCGTTTTCGAAATAGGAAAGAAGATTGAAGGCTTGAACAAGAATACTGGCGTTCATCCTTCCGGTATCGCTATTTCTTATTACAAGATTGAAGAAGTCTGCCCAGTACAAAAGACTTCGGATGGCGATTTAGTTAGCGGCTACGATATGAATTATGTAGCTGAGTTGATGGTGAAGTTTGACGTTCTTGGGTTGAGGACTTTAACTGTGGTTAGTGAGGTTTGCAAGAGGTTAAATATACAAATGGCTTCTATTGATCCAGAAGATCCTTTTATTTATGAAAACTTGCAGGGTCTTAGAACTCCACAAGGATTATTTCAAATTGAAGCTGAAACTAATTTTAAAGTATGTCGTAAAGTTCAACCCAAGTCGCTAGAACAACTTAGTGCAGTGGTGGCTATTGCTCGCCCCGGTGCTTTGGACTTCGCTGATCAGTACGCTACATATTCTGCATCAGGAGTATTCCAATTAGTGCATGACTTCTTTAAAGATGAGCTTTCATACACTGGAGGTATTCCTCTCTATCAGGAGCAATTAATGAAGATGGCCGTGCGTCTTGGATTTACTCTTGATGAGTCTGAACAGTTGCGTCGAATTGTCGGTAAAAAGAAAGTGGATCAAATGCCAGCTTGGCAAGGCAAGATCCGTCAAAAAGTTACAGAGCAGAATTTAGACCCAGCAATTGGAGATGTGTTATGGAAGGTGGCTGAAGACTCAGCAAATTATTCGTTTAATAAATCGCACTCGATTTCATACGCTATTTTAGCTGCATGGACGATTTATCTTAAATTCAAATATCCACATGAATTTTTCTTAGCTCTTCTTCGATTGTCTAAATTTGAACCTGATTCACATCAAGAAATTAACAAAATATCTAAAGAGTTAGTATTCTTTGACATTAAGCTTTTGCCTCCTGATCTAGCCAAGTCATCTCTTGATTTCAAGATTGAAGATGGAAATATTAGATTTGGTTTGAATTCTATCAAAGGCGTTTCAGAAAAGACTCTTCAATCTCTTCAGAATTTTCGCGAAACAACTACTCCCACAAAATTCGATATCTTTATTTCTGCAAAACAAGCAGGAATTAATATAGGCGTGCTTTCATCTTTGATTCAAGCAGGAACTCTTGGCTCATACACTCATCGACGATCACGCTTGGTCCTTGAAGCTCAAGCTTTTAATGTCTTAACAGACAAAGAAAAGAAGTTCGCTTGTAGTGTCGGCCCAAAATACGATTATGATATCTTAAATATTATTAGTGAATGCGCGTTCAAAGCTCAATCTCTTAATGAAAGCGGAAAACCATTCATGAATGAAAAGCGTAAGGTCACATTCAAGAAAAAGTATGATGAGTATAAGAAAATCTACGAGCAAAACAAGAATTATGAAAAATTTGCAAACTGGGTCTTTGAAAACAGGTTGTTAGGATACACTCCAACAATTAGACTAAAGACAATTTTCCAACAATCTGAATGCACTTTCACAGATACGTTAGAGTTTCATTCTGCTTTTAAAGAAGACAGAATTAAAATGATTGGTGTAATAGATGACGTATATAAAGGAAAGACTAAAAAATCTAACTCTACGTTTTATCGTTTTCAATTAAAAGATGAAGTGGGCAGCATAAGTGCTATGTTTTTAGATGGTGGAAAACATCAGAGATTAACAGAATATCTTGAAGACGGTCTAAAGATACCAGAGAAAGAAAGTATTGTAGTTTTCACTGGCAGAAAAGGAGATGATGTGTTATGGATAGAGAACATAGGAATCTTAGACGAAAAGATCTACATGAAATTATCTGATATAGAATGAAAAATTTAAATCTTACTCCTAGAGCGCAAAAACTAATCAAAGAAGCTTATAAAATAGCTGTAGATTTCAAACACACAGAGATCACGCATCTTCATTTGTTTATAAGTTTTCTTAATCTTAGTCAAAGCCAAATAGAAGAAGCGTTTGGTAATTTTGGAATAGATTCTTTAAAAATAAAAAACAGTGCTATAAAATTTTTAAAAATCAACACTACAGCGCAAAAGAAAGCAGTAACTAGACCTTTATTATCTGAAGGCATAAAGACCATTTTTAAATGCGCCAAGAGTATATCTTCTAAATTTGATCATAAGTATATTGGTTTAGAACATGTATTTATAAGTTTATTTGAAGTGCCTGATCAAAAGTTTGAACTATACTTAATAGATTATAATTATGACTTTGTTAAAATAGTAGATTACGTTGAACAAAAGCTAGAAAACGACGACATGCTTCCAAGTGTTGAAGAAGAAGAAATAAATGTTCCTAATAAAGCGAAGCAAACCTTTGATATTAAGAAGTATAAAATCTTAAACACTTATGCTAACAATTTAAATACACAAGTAGTTAATGGAAAAATTAATAACTTACATTTAAATAAAGAACTAATACAAAAAATTTCAGAAGTCCTTTGCCGCAAAAATAAGAACAATCCTTTAATTGTTGGCGAAGCCGGTGTGGGTAAAACCGCACTTGTTGAATCTTTGGCTCAAGCAATAGTAAAAGGAGAAGCTTCGGATTTGCTTAGTCTTAAACAAATTTATAGCCTAGACATACCCATGATGATTGCTGGTTGTAAATTTCGCGGCGAATTTGAAGAAAAGATCAAGAACCTATTAAAAGAAATAACTGATGATCCATACATTATTCTTTTTATAGATGAAATTCATACTATTATTGGTGCTGGTAATCCAGAGAATGGAAACGACATGGCTAATATTTTAAAACCATATTTAGCTAGAGGAGAGATTAGCTGTATTGGAGCAACAACATTCGATGAATACAAGAAAACTATTTCAGACGATCCGGCATTATCTAGGCGTTTTCAAATTATCAAAATTGAAGAGCCGACAAAAGAACAAACTTTTAATTTAATTAAAAATATTAAAGGCGGATACGAGAGTTTTCATATTATTGATTTTACTGACGAAGTTTTACGCTTTACTATTAACAGTGCTGAGAAATATATTGAAGGAAGATTCCCTGATAAAGCTTTAGATATTATTGATCAAGTTGGAGCGAAAGTTAAATTGAAAAATTTTGTAAAATCCGCCGAGATGATCAAGATAGAAAAAAAACTCAGCAAATTTGTCGGCTCAAACGAACGAGTTAGCGAAAACAAAAAAATAGCTTCTTTAGAAACTCTTTTAGTTGAATATGAAGAATCAACAAAAAAGATGATAAACAATTGGCGAAATAATAAATATCAAATAACAAACTCTGATATTTTAGAAGTTATATCTGATAAAACAAATATTCCAATTGATGATTTAAAATTACAAGACTTTGAAAAAGTTAAATCTCTCAAGATTAAACTAAAAGAACAAGTCTTCGGTCAAGAATCTCAAATAGAACATATTTATAAATCTTTAATTAGGGTCAAGGCTGGCTTTCGCAACCCTAGCAAACCGATATGTTCTATGCTTTATGCAGGTCCAACAGGTGTTGGAAAAACCATGACTGCAAAAATTATAGCTGAATCTTTATTCATTAATAAAAATAATTTTATAACAATCGATATGTCTGAATATACAGACAAAGCGGCTGTAAATAAATTAGTTGGTTCTAGCCCCGGTTATATTGGATTTGATAAAGGAGGAGTTCTAACAGAAAAAGTTAGAAAGAATCCATATTCTTTGATTCTTTTCGATGAAATACAAAAAGCAGATGAAGATGTTTTGTATTGTTTGTTACAAATTTTAGAAGAAGGCAAGATAACAGACTCTTCAGGAAAAACTGTTGATTTTTCTAATTCCATGATTGTGATGACTACAAATATTGGTGCCGAAAGCATTAATCATTCTGCTATTGGATTTGGTAAACAAAAATCCAGTAAATCAGACGTATTATCATCAATTAAGAAACATTTTCCCGCTGATCTACTTAATCGAATCGATGAAATTGTTATTTTTGACGCTCTTGGTGAAGAAAACATCAAATCAATCATAGAAAAAGAACTTCAACTATTTAAAAACGATCTATCTAATAGAGACGTAACCATTAAATATTCTTCAGAAGTTACAAACCACATCTTTAGTAAGATTCAATTTAATAATTTTGGCGCAAGACAAGTTATCAAAACCATTCAACGTGAATTGCAAACTCAAGTTGCAGAAAAAATGCTAGATGCGGACAAGAAATTGAATTTAGAAATTTCTATCAAAGATGGTAATATTTGTGTAATTTAATTAGAATAAAACATTTTAATATTTCTACAGTATATGAATGAACATAACCCTATTTATGGTATAAATCCAAATCCGCCATCATCTAATGACACATTTGATTTTGTGATGCCAGACATTCCTGAACCACCGCAAAATGAAAAGCCAGAGCCTAAAGATAGAGATTCTGTAGGTTTTAAATTTGGCTTTATTGGTGCTGGTCAAGGTGGCGGAAAATTGGCTGAAACATTTTCTCAAATTGGTTATGCTCGCGTTGGTGTTATTAATACTGCCGATCAAGATCTTGCCACCATCAACGTGCCAAATAAAATGAAATTTGGTGAACAGCAAGGAGCAGGAAAAAACAGAGAATTCGCTAAACAGGCTTTTTTGAATAGTAAAGAAGATGTCGTTGATTTTATTAAGTCTTCTATCGGTACTGATATAGATCGTATCTTTGTAACAGTTGGTGCTGGCGGTGGAACTGGTGCTGGTGTTTGTTCTGAGCTTGTTAAAACGGTTAAAGAATATCAGAATACAATTAAAGCTGGTTCTCCTTATGTTGGTTTGATTCTAGCTCTGCCAAAGCTTTCTGAAGGTAAAAAGGTAAGCCAAAACGCTTATGAAACATTAAAAGAAGCTTGTGAACTAGTAGAACAAAAGATTGTTTCTCCTCTTATCATTCTTGATAACGAAAGAATCAATTCTCTTTATCCAAAATTATCTGTAAATAAATTCTGGCAAGTAGCAAATGCAAATATTTGTTCTTTGTTCCATTTGTTTAACAACATAATTACTAAAAATAGTCAGTATAGCACATTTGACACAAATGATTTCAGAACTGTTCTCGATTCTGGTATTATGGTTTTTGGTGCAGCTAACATTACTAATGTTAGTAGTGAATCCGAGATCAGCAAAGCAGTACGCGAAAATCTTAAGAGAAATGTTCTTTGCGGCGAGCTTGATCTTTCTACTGGTAGCACCGCTGCTGCTGTGGCTATTTGCGATGAAAAGACATTAGATAGTATTCCTCAAGAATACTTAGACAACGCTTTCAATCAATTGAATAGAACTCTTAAAACCAACAGTACAGTTCATCAAGGCGTTTATAAAGGAGTTAAAGAAGGTCTTTCTATATTTACCGCTATCGGAGGCATTGCAACTCCTGTTGATAAACTAGACGCTCTTCTAAAAGCTAGTCAATAAGTGTAATAAATTATATGTCTTATAATCAAGATCTACAATTTTGTTATTTCAATACTGGAACAACTATCACTCCAACAAGCGATAAAGATGTCTATATTGTTTCTGCATTAGCTTCGTTTAGCGGAGATTTTGGCACTGTAACTTTAGGCGCAAATCAATCTTTAAACCCCACTGTTCCAATTAAAATTTCTAGTCCAGTTGTTAGCGGAACGGCTAGAAGTTTGTTCTATTATTTCGAATAATTTGATTAGAAATATCGCAGGATACTAATAATATCCTGCGATATATGAATCTTCAGATTTACAAGCCCAACCCAAAGAATCAAGGTTGTGCAATTAGTTTTCAAATCTCACAAAAGCCAAACAATGAGCCTCAGTTTTATGTAAACTGTATCGCTCAACATTCTTGGAATGATCAGACCAAGACTGCATCATTCGCAGAAAGCAGAAATAATCCTTCAAAGACTATTGCTGTTAAGTTCAACGAATTTGAGCTTGGAGAAATGATCAACGCATTTCAACAAAAGACTTCTTATTCCGCATTCCATTCAAGCGAATCAAATAAGACACAAATTAAACTAGCTCCTTATGAAAAGACTAAGGGTACTGGCGATTACGCTGTAAAGTATACTGCATTCGGTATTTCTTTTATTAGAAACGGTGCTGACACTTTCAAGGTTCCACTAGAACCGGGAGAAGCTGTTAGGTTAATCGCTTTTATTAATAAGTTTTATTCTGTTCTGGACGATTCTCGGAAGATGATTCCAAAGACAGATCAAGCTCCAGCGCAAACGCCAGTACAAAAACGCGAACCAGTTCAAGAATCCGCTCCAAAGACTAAGAAGGTAGAGCCAGTTGTTGCTGATTCAGAAGAAATGGATTTCTAATGCGTAAAAAACGGGTTTTAATTCATAGCAACTTTTGTAAAATGTTTACCGGCTTTGGTAAGCATAAAAAGAATCTATTATCATATCTATATAATACCGGCAAATACGATATAATAGAATTAAGTAATGGATATACTTGGGAATCTGAACAATTAAAATTTGTTCCTTGGGAATCTTACGGTACGTTACCTAGCGATCCAGAGATTCATAAAGAAATAGCTATTGATGAAAGACGTAAAAATGCTGCTGGCTATGGAGCCGAAATGATTGATCATGCAGTAAAAGAATTAAAACCCGATATTTATTTAGGAATCGAAGACGTTTGGGCGTTCAATGGCTTTATAGAAAAAGAATGGTGGAATAAAATTCATTGCATCGTTCATACGACATTAGACAGTCTTCCAATACTTCCTGATGCGGTTAACGCCGCAGACAAGATAAAGAATTATTTTGTTTGGGCATCGTTCGCTGAAAAAGCGATGCATAAACTTGGTCACACTCATGTAAAAACCGTACATGGAACATTAGACGCTTCTTCTTTTTATCGTCTTACTGATGAAAATAGATTAAAATTAAGAAATAGATTTAAGCTATCAGATGAATACATTATTGGTTTCGTTTTTAGAAACCAATTGCGTAAATCAGTTCCAAATTTACTCGATGGTTTCAAACTATTTCAAGAAAATAATAAACAATCCAAAGTAAAACTTCTTTTACATACCTCTTGGAACGAAGGTTGGGATATATTAAAGCTTTTAAAAGAAAAAGAAATTGATACAAAAAACATATTAACTACTTATATATGTAAAAATTGCAACGCTTATAATGTAAAATCATTTTCGTCTCATGTTGTAAATTGTGATTTTTGTCGCACACAAAATAGCTGCGAAACCACCAATGTTAAAACAGGAGTAAATGAACAACAATTGAATGAGATATATAATCTTATGGATGTATATTGTCATCCATTCACTTCTGGCGGACAAGAAATCCCAATTCAAGAAGCAAAACTGACTGAATTAATAACTCTCGTCACTAATTATAGTTGTGGCGAAGATTGTTCCACAGAAGCTAGTGGAGGCTTTCCTCTTGAATGGGCTGAATACAGAGAGCCTGGAACTCAATTCATTAAAGCTTCTACATTGCCAACTAGCATTTTTTCTCAATTACAGCATGTATATAATTTACCATTAGAAACCAAGAAACTATTGGGTAAATCAGCAAGACAATTTGTAATAGATAATTATAGCATAGAAGTCGTTGGTAAGTTTTTTGAAAATTTATTCGATAGTTTTCCGCATGTAGATTATGTTTTTGAAAATAAAAAATTAAAATGCGATGCATTTTACGATCCAGATCCCAATTTACAAGATAAAGAATGGGTAGAATCTTTATATGACAACATCTTAACGAAACAAGATCCAGCAGGTGTCGTTCATTGGATGCAAAGATTAAAAGCTGATCTTAAAAGATCTGATGTATTAAATTATTTCAGAAAAGTAGCTTTGTCAGAAAATCAAAATTCGTTTTTAGATGAAATGCTTTCTTCTCTCAAAGAAAATAAAGATTCAAAAAAAATAGCATTTATTCAACCCAATGGAGTTGAAGAAATTATTATTGCCACATCTTTAGTAACTTCTATTAAGAAGACCTATCCTGATTATGATATTTATTTCTTCACAAGAAACGAGTATTTTGATTTAATAAATTCGCATCCTGATGTTAAAAAAGTCTTAAACTATTTTAATAAAATGGATGATCCGTTATTTTTCGAAGGCAAAGGAGCTAATAATAAATATTTTGATATAGTGTTTGCGCCATATCTATCTATTAATAATAATTACTTCAGAAACGCAGAAGATATTATTCAATATAACATATATGAATCTAACTGAAAAAATGGCTTTAGATTGCGGAGTTAAAATCTCCAAACCTTATCTTGATAAATATTTTCTGCCAATCAAAAATGATAATTATATAATTATCGACACAAGAAGCAAAAACGATACTGGTGAATATGATTATTTTAATGATGTCCTTGATCTTATTAAAGATTACTTAAAAGAAGCTAATATAGATGTTTTTCAACTAGCAACCGAGAAAAATAATAAACTTGCTTGCAGTAAATGCTACATAACGATAAACAAAAAACAAGAAAACTATTTGATATCGAAAGCTAAACTGTTAATTTCTAATGAAAATTATAGTTTATACATCGCTTCTGTTTTTAATGTAAAATCTATTGGTTTGTATTCTATATTTAATCCAAAAAACACACAACCAGTTTGGAATCAAAATTCTCAAATAATTTTAGAATCTGACAGAGACGGTAACTTACCTTCATACGGAAGCTTAAAAGAAACTCCAAAAACAATTAATTTAATCAGCCCTTATGTAATCGCTAAAAACATATTAGATAATTTAAATATTAAAAATGATCTTCATAGATTTGAATTGGTCAGTCTTGGTAATAGTTTTAATCAAAAAATCGTAGAGATTGTTCCAGATTTTATATCTGGAGAAGATTTCATGAAAGGGCGATCAATAAATTTACGACTAGATTACATAAAAAATTTAAATGTTTCTGTGTTTAATTATTGGATGGCTAATAGAAAAGTAAATATTATCACAGACAAAGATATAAACATAAATCTTATAGCTCCTCATAGAAGCAATATCATTCTTATGACTATAATGATGTCAGAAAACATATCTGAAAAATTCTTAAAACACTGCAAAACGATAGGTCTTAAATTAAAAATATTTTGCGACGACAAAGAAAAGCTAAATGAATATAAATTTAAATTTTTAGATTGGGACATAAATAAAGATTTTGAAAACGACTCGGCTTTGGAAAAGCTGCCAACAATTTCAGAGAAGTCTAAATTCATTAGCTCTAAGATTTTAATATCCAAAGGGAAACAATTTTCCTGCAAGGCCAATCATACCTTGAACAAACACCTTGACAATTCAGACGAATGTGTTATTCTCTCAAGAGAGTTCGAAAAAGAAATCGAATTCTTTAAAATCTACAATGAGCGAGAAGAACCCACATCTAACACCCCAATCGCGTAATGCATGGGGTCTAATTCAAGGAATAGATTACAAGACAAATGAAGACGGCTCAATCAACTGGCGAGCAATGGTTAAACCAGAGCATCTATTTCCTAATAGAGGCTGGTTTGAATCGCGCAAACAGCAGATGCCAACTTCGATTGAAGGTCTTGCTGACAATCAACTTCTTATCAAGCTGTCTGGTATTAAAGAACTTGCAAAACTACGAGGTTATACAAGCGTAAAATACGATGTTGTTAAATGTGAAGCGTCTTATGTCGCCATTAAATGCGGTATAACATGGATTTCAAATTATGAATCAGAACATGAAAGCTACTACGAAGATATCGCAAACGCTACAGTCAATAACACTTCAGATTTTGCTGTCAAATTTTTGGAGACGATTGCAGCTAATCGTGCATTCGTTAGGTCTGTAAGAAACTTTCTAGGCGTACATATCGTAGGTAGCGATGAAATCGATGCTTCTAAGAAGGGAACCCCTTCAGTATTTGAAGATGATAATGAAGTCGCTCTTCCTTCTTCTCAAGGCATGTTAGAAAAGACTGCCAAGAATTCTGGACTCAGTAATTTTGAAGAGTTTCAAGATTACCTTCGAAACGCTTGGAAGCTTGGCGTTTATAAGAATGCCGAAGCTAAAGTTTGGACTTGTTACAATGATATTCCCGCAAAAGAAGCTAGAATTTTAATGTCAATGTTAAAAGATAAGTAATATGTATAAAGAAGTTCTACAAATAAACATTAAGAAACTTTCTGATAATGCAATAATCCCTACTCAAGGGACGAGATTTGCTGCTGGATATGATTTGTATGCAGCAGAAGACGCTTTAGTTAATAAAGGCTGTAGAAAGCTAATCAAGACCAATATCTCAATGGAGATCTTTCCCGGTTATTATGGACGCATTGCTCCTCGATCTGGTTTGGCTTATAAAAATGGCATTGATATTTTAGCTGGCGTTATTGATTGCGATTATCGTGGAGATATTGGGGTTATTCTTTATAATACAGATGATAGTGTTGATTTCTTAGTAAAAAAAGGAGATAGAATAGCCCAAATAATTTTTGAATCTTGTTATACAGTTAATTTTAATGAGAGAAAAGATTTATGTAACACATCGAGAGAGAACAGTGGTTTTGGATCTACAGGCGTATGAACGATAAACATATTAAAAAGATAATAGATAAACAATTTAAAATTGCTAATTTAGATATAAAATACGAAGATATTTGCAATAATCAAGTACCAAATTGGTATCAGAAGTATACATATTCCCCAGAAGAGAATGAGAAGTGGAAGAACTGGACGATGAAGTATATGCGCGAAAAGATGAAGCTTACCAAAGATAAAGCATTGATAGAGACGGCTTGGATTGATTTGAATTTTGGACTTAAAACTTCAACTCGTTCTATAAAAAACAACAAGAAGAAGTGAAAAAAAACAAAGATTTAGGTCTATTGGATCTTTGTAAAGTTCTTGATACTGATTATATAGATTATGGAGGAAAAATATCTCGCTGGGCTGATCCTGATGCTGAGTACAATGATTGTAGCGGCGGGTGTAAGCATTTTATTCCTTTATACAATCAGAAATATAGAGATGCAGACTTTGATTACGGAGTCTGTGCAAATAAAAAAAGTAAAAGATGTGGACTACTAACTTTCGAACATCAAGCTGGTTTTGGATGTTTTGAAGTAGAAAAGCTTAGGTGAGGTGGCCGAGTCTGGTTTATGGCAGAATTCTACTAAAATTCCGTACTCCAAAAGAGTACCGAAGGTTCAAATCCTTCTCTCACCGCCAATTTAAATTGTCCGATGGTGTAACGGTAGCACAAAAGACTTTGACTCTTTTTGTATAGGTTCAAATCCTGTTCGGACAACCATTTTATAACGCAAGAAGTAGATACCATATTAAACAAATTAATTTAATCAATCAAAACTATAGAAAAAAACATATATGTCTTACTCACAATTAGGTCAAGATTTAGAAGTTATTAAAACATATAATAACAAAGAAAATGGATTTTTTATTGAAATCGGCGCAAGCGATGGAATATATTTTTCAAATACATATTTACTTGAAACAAAATATAAATGGCGCGGAATTTGTTGTGAACCTATTCCTCACAATTTTAAAAAATTAGTTGAAAATAGACCAAACTCTATATGTTACGATAAAGCAGTATATAATAAGAGCGGGCTAACACTTAATTTTGATATAATAAATTATTGGGATGTATTGTCTGGTATATCTGATCACATCGATCCTGCTAAATCTTATACAGATAACGATAAAAATACTATTCAAGTTCAAACAATTTCTTTGTTAGATGTGTTAAATAACGCGAACGCTCCATCATTTATTGAATATATGTCATTAGATACAGAAGGGTCTGAATTTGAAATCCTTAAAAATTTTGATTTTGAAAAATATACCTTTGGATTAATCGATGTAGAACATAATCACATTGAATCGAGAAGGACTGAAATTAAAAATTTATTATTATTAAAAGGATATATCTATAAGGGTGAAAATCAATGGGATGATATGTATAAGCATAATTCTATTTGAATTTACATTTTAAATCTATAAAGATATATAAAAAATTAAAACAACAATATGAGTGCTGGTAAAGGCGATAAACCAAGGAATTGTTTTAGCAAACAATATAAAGAAAATCACGATTCAATCAATTGGGGACGCAAGAATACAAAAAAAATTAAAAAAGGCTCCAATAGTGAACGATAATGTTTCAAATATACATAGAGCGGTGAACGTCTTTACCTTATCTGATAAAGATATTAAAAAATACAACCTAGTTAAAATAGGCGAGTTGTTTAAAAAAGATGATTATCTATTACTGTACGACGATCAATACGTTAAAATTAGTGACGGTAATCTTCTTTTAAAATTTAAAATAACAAAAGAAAACTCCGTGTATAGAAAAAAGTAATAGCGGATAATTTTTATATTTTCTTTTTATCATTATCTGTGTAACAACAGATATGACTTTCAAGCTACCAATATTTATTATATTGGTTTTTTTATTTACTGGATGTTTTTCTACAATCAAGCCTTCTAAACAAATCGATGACAATCAAAAGATTATCGCGAAAGAAGAAAAAAAAGTAGATAACACTTTAGTAGAAATCGAAAAGAACGACAAAGGTAAGAAAATACAAACCTCTGGGCTTTCAATCGGCATTCAACATTCTTTAAATCAAGTTACTAATGCTCCTGTGCAAGTAGACACGGCATTAAAATTGAACGAAAGAGTTATTTCCATTGTCGGTTCGCCTCACATAGACGAAACAAAAAGAATTAAAGCTACAGTAGATCTTTTAAACTCCGCTTTAGTTGAAGAACGTAAAAAAGGCGAAGAGTTATTAACTCAAAGAGACGAACTAATAAATAAACTTCAAAAAGAAAAATCAGAATTAAATCAAAAATACGACGATCAACTCTGGCAACTAACCGATAAAGCTAAAGAAGTAGCCAAAGAAGCTGATCAAAATAAAGCTGTATTAGATTCAATGAGCGGAATGTTTGGTCTTAATGCAGTATTTTGGGGATTAAAGAAATTTATTGTTAGCGCGTTAACTGCGATATTAGTATTTGTTGTAGTATTCGTTCTTCTTCGTTTATTGGCTACGGTTCATCCTGCTGCCGCCGCTGCATTCTCAATATTTAATATGTTGGGATCTGCAATCATATCTATTCTTAAAGCTCTTACTCCCAAAGCTTTTGAAATGTGTGATTTCGCAACAAAAGATAAGGTTGATGAATTTAAATCTCCTCTTGTTAAAATTGTAGATGTTATTCAAGAATTGAAAGTAAAACAGAAAGAATCTCCTGATAGAGTATATCCATTAAATGAATTACTAAAACGTTTCGAGAAAGAAATGGATAGCGATGAAAAAGATTTAATAGATAATATATTAAGAGAACAAAAGTGGATCAAATAACCGGCAATATACTAAAAAATACCGGAGAACTTTAAAAAATCTATTTTATTTATTTTAGTGTAATCAGTTATGACACAACTGATTATATGAATACAAACGACGTACACGTTATATCACAACAAGTATTAGAATCAACTGGTCAAGATTTGACCGGCAAATATGTTTGGTTATTTATTATTGGACTTGTAGCATTAATGTTTAAGTCTAGTATCGAAAAACTTGCCGCAGCTTTATTCATGTTTGTTGGAAATGATTATAAAGAAGATGATGTCGTTTATGTAGATGGTAAACCTGGAAGAATAGTTAGAGTGGGTTTAACAAAGACCGTATTCTTCATATACGATGTTGTTGACGGAAAGGTTTTGGGCGGCAGCAAACTAGTCGTCCAAAACGAAAGACTAGCATCATTAAATATTGAAAAGCCTCTTGCTAACTTAGATCTAAGTAGATTTAAAAAACAAGACTAAAATGGCAATTAATATTTTCACTCATATCCGCCGCAATTTATATGATAATGTCTACAATTGCATAGTTAAAGATAAAGTTAATATAAACGAAAGAGATGAGGATACCGGCAACCCTCCTCTTATCGTAGCCGTGTCAGAAAACAATAAAGAAATTGTTGAATTATTATTGAATCATGGTGCTGATGTTAATTGTAAAGACTGGACAAGTAAAAATACAGCACTTGATATTGCAGAACAAAAAGGGTTTTTATCAATTGTTGATACTCTTCAAAAACGTGGCGCAAAATACGGCAGTGGTAGCAGTTTTCATTTAGCCGCTAAAAATGGAGATATAGTCTCTATCGAAGAGATGTTGAACAAAGGACATACTTTAAATGAAGTTGATGCCGCAAAAGGCTGGACCGCTCTGCATTACGCGGCTCACTACGGACAAAAACATCTTGTAGAATATTTATTAATCAAAGGTGCAGATGTTAACGCTAAAGACTTCTTAGGAAAGAATAATCCAATAGACGTATTAGCTTTAGGTAATAGAGGCGAAATAGTAAGAATATTAACTAAAGCTGGCGCAAAATCTTCTGGCGGTTCAAGCCTTCATTTTTGTGCTGAAACAGGAGATTTTGAAGGTGTTCAAAAGTATTTTGATGTTGATGGTCGCATAAACGGTAGGGATGAAAAAAATGGATGGATGCCTATTCATTATGCCGTTAACGCTAACGATATAGAAATGGTCGAGTTTTTGATATGTTTAGGAGCTAATGTTAATGGAGCGGATTTTAAAGGCGAAATAGCTCCATTAGATTTGGCTTTTAAAACCGGCAATATTAAAATGCAAACACTGCTTCAATTAAAAGGAGCAGCAAGAAAGAAAAAAATCGACAATGGAGGCAACGGTAAAGACGTTACAATTCACATCAGCGAAGAATTTAAAAAACAAATGCAAGCTTATATTGATAAAAGAAATGAAGAAGAAGATAAATTAAAAAAAATACACGAAGAAGAAGTCGCAAAAGATCCAAAGAAAAAAGATAAAAAAACAATCAACTGGAAAGAATTTTTAAAAAGCAAAAACAAAGTCGTCGAAGAAAAGAAAATCGAAGAAGTTAAAAAAGTCGAAGCTCCGAAACCACTTAAAAAAATAATAAATCAAGTAGCAGCTATTGATGCTGAAGTTAAATCTAGTCGTCTTGAATTGGACAAAATACAAGATGGCTATATTTTTTTCATGGACATAGTTGGATATAGTAAAAAAACCACTGATGAGCAGAGAAAATGCTTTAAAGATTTGGGCGAAATAGTTAAATCAACTATACAGTTTAAAACCGCAAACGCACTTGAAAAATTAATCGTTCTACCGACAGGAGATGGAATGATTCTCGGATTTTTTACTTATCTTGAAGACGCTATCAATTGTGGCATTACCGTAGCAAAAGCTGTAAAAAATAGACCAGATTTAGAAATGAGAATGGGTATTCATTGTGGCGATGTTTGCCCGCTTGAAGATATCAATGGCAATTTAAACATTAGTGGCGATGGAATTAATTATGCACAAAGAGTAATGGATTCAGGAGAAACTAATCATTTATTAGTTAGTTCTGATGTTGTAGCTAAATACGATAGGCCAAATTATGTATTAGTCGAAGATCTTGGCGACGTTACTGTTAAACATGGAGTTATTATGAGATTATATAGCTTATACGCATCTGACTTTGGAAACAAAGCGTTTCCAACTTCTAGGGTTAAAAAAACAGAATCAACACCTAAAACAATATGAAAATGGCACCTTTAACAAGACAATACCATCCAAGTATTGTTGATACTAATTTAGATATATATAAAGTAAAAGATAGAGTTATGGCCGCTCCAATAAGCCCCACTCCAGACCCTTTTCAAGTGACTGACATACTTGGCTCAAACAGGATCAATGAAACTAAAATTAAAATAGTAGTTTATAACTCTAAAGGTCTTTTTTATTTTATATAGACTTAAAAAATACTAAAATTTAACATTAAAAAAACAACGCTCCCAAAGCTCTGTTTCTAGTGTAAAAAACTACATGTCAGACAAGTACGAAAATAATAGTTACGATGCTGTTCTCTCAAGAATGGAACAAAAATTAGATACTATCTCTGACAATATAGACGATATTAAAAAAAGCCACAAAGACTTAGAAACGCGAGTCGCTGGCCTTGAGTATTTTAAATATTATTTAGCAGGAATAGTTGCGGCGGTTTCAGTTGGGGCTAATTATTTAATGAACAAAATAAAAGGCGTTTGACGAAAAAAACTTGTTGACTTCTCGCTAAAATGGTGTAAAATCATACACCTATGATTAAGTCATTTAAGTTATTCATCGTATCGGTTCTAGCCTCAGTCGCAGTTTTTGCTGCGGATGCCGAGGAATCAACAATCAACGCCAGTATTAACGCTGGTTACAACAACCACTACATCGTCAATGGTCTAGCAAAGACTGGCGGATCAGCATTTGCTGGTTTCGATATTGGAAAGACCTATTTTGGTGTAGATGCTTACGTCGGTGGTGTCGTTCTTCCTAATTCTAATAACATCGACGAATCTCATTGGAAGGTGGGTGTTGGCAAGGCTCTAAAGATTACCGAAAAGTTCTCCCTTCGCGGTGATTTGCAAGTTCTTCGCCATCAAAGCTCAATTCTTGGAGGTCGTAATTCCACTGAAATCGCTCCAAAGATTGCCTTGGTAAATCCATATCTAACTCCTTATATCCGTGGTTCACATGACTTTAACCTTGGTCAATCAGGTTATATCGTTGGTGTTGAACGCCCAACCGATGTGTTCGGCTGGTTCACTGTTACTCCTGCTGTCGAGTATGGTAAGTTTACTGATTATGATGTCGTAGCAGCCAAGATTGGTGTTTCTCGCACTTTCTTTAATCACCTTCAACCTTATGCTGAAGTTGGATATTATGACAATAATTTTCAGTCTTCCAAGTATAACTTCGCACGCCAAGAGTTCAGCGGTGATGTAGTTGCTATTGCGGGAGTTCGCTGGAACTTCTAATAGTGAACGATATTTAGTCAAATATACCGTTAACGAAAGTTAGCGGTTTTTTTGTGTTGACAATTTTGATTTTTCTGCTATTTTCATAGTATGTCAAGTTATTCTAATCAAATAACCACTTTACTTTTAGATTCTTCGTTTATGCCTTACACCTTTTTAACGGGTAGGGCTACATTCTTGCATTTAATAAAAAATAATATCAAATGCTTTGATGCGAGCGAAAATCTAATAGATAACAATCTGCAATGGATTTCTAATCAGGGAATTGATTTTCACGAAGATCAACCTTTTTTAACTTCTAAAGATAGAATTTGGTTTTTACCCACTACCGCTGTTATCAAAGCTTCTTTTTATTCAAAAAGAAAAAAAATGCCTCGCACATTGAGTCTTCAAAAATTATGCATTATTTTTGATTATACTTGTCAAATTTGTTACGATCAATTTGATAAAAAAGATATGACTGTGGAACATATCTTTCCACGCTCCAAAGGTGGAACTAAAGAAATAGAAAACATCACGCTTACCTGTGCGCGGTGTAATCAAATAAAGAAAGACTTATATCCATTTTTAGACAATAAGAATCGCGATATAAAATCTGTTCCAATGCCTATTCCCGTACTCCCTAACAAGCCAGTAAAAAATAGAGAAGAATGGCAAAAGTATTTTATTTATAAAAAAATATGAACGTATCTGAATTCGAAAGAAATAAACCAGTTAATACTTTTAGAAAAATAAAAGAACTCGAAAAACTAATTAAAGAAGAACAGATAAAAACCGAAAATCTTTACGCCAATCGTATCGCCACTCTTGACACGATGCTAAAATCCGTGCATGATCTCATGGAGTCGTTTAAAAAAGGCGAATAATGAGCTATCTATCGACAAATATACCAACTCAGTTAGGATACTTAGATACTTCTTTTCTTACTGACAGTGCGCCAAGAACAACAGGAAAATTTATTCCTGTAGAAATATTTTCTATAGTATCTATACCTCGACGATGTTTGATGTTTAATGTCATGAGTGAATACGGCGCACAATTTGCCAGAGTGCCTATTCATTATCTTTTCAATAGTGAACAACCTATCACCAAATATGAGTTAGACTGGTTGCAACTATGGGATACTTATAGTTATTATTTTACAATTCAAAGATTTGAATATTTAAAAAATAGCAGCGCATATATTTATCTTAAAGATAAGAGAATGCATGTTGCAAAATATCTATTCACAATTGATTGGTGCAATGGTGAAGATTATAATTTAGGCTATTCTGAAATATCTGCTGGACATAAATGCGCTCATATTTTTTGGGGCGAAGGCGGACAAATGTTCGCTCAACCAAACAATAGAATAATTTTTAGAGATGGTGGAGCATGGATATCTAGCAAACTTCCTGTAGAAGCGAAAACGTGGAAACCGTTTTCTAAAGAATTTTCCTGTGAAGGTCTCGCTCACAAGTGGACCGCAGGGGACGCTGAATTAATGTATTATGAGTTTCAATCCGAATAACCCAAGATTAAGTAAACCAGAATATGGATGTTATATCGCTCTTTCCGCAAGATCGCGATCTGAAGATCCTCACACACAAGTAGGCGTTGCGCTATTCGACCAAGAATGGCGAACAGTGTCTACTGGCTTTAATGGATTCGGTCCCGGTTTTTTACCAAAAGAAGATGTTTTTAAAGATCGCGAAACTAAATCTTGTTTAATTAATCATGCCGAAATCAATGCTATTTTATATGCATCTCGTCAACCGCACTACGCTTGTATGGTTTACAGCCCGTGTGTTCATTGCGCCAAAACCATTGCGGCTTCAAAAATAAAAAATGTTTATTTCATTCAACAATATATAAAAGGCTCGGTTCAAGAACCTGATTTAAAGTACCAAGAAATATTTAAATTTTATGGAATAAACAACATCCAATTGAATAATAAGAGTATCGAAAAAATCTTGCATTGGGTCAAAAAAGACCAAGATTTTTTACAAGCTCTATATGTCAAACCATAAAAAAATAGTTGAAGATTCCGCTGCATTTTTTAATAAAGAGGTTGACAAGGTTATTTTAAAAACAACGAGAGCAAAAACAGAAAAAAGCAGATTAAAATATTTGAAACAATTGATAGCGTTAAAAAACAGAATAACTTTAGAAGTGAAAATGTTGGGAGATCTCGATAATTTTTGAAATCACCCCTTGACAGCCTCAAAAAATCTGCTAAAGTGAGTTCGCGTAAATAATTGCTAACATGAAGATAAAAATTAGTGCTACTATTAATAATAATATTCACTTCGTTAGTTTTAGTTATACATCACAATAAAAAATATGAGTAATACCACAGATAAGCAATCAGATTGGAAGAATCGTGAAGTTGGTGCACTTTGGAAGAAAGCAGCCGCTAATGGAAAGAGTTCGTTTTGTACTGGCTATATCATTTCTGATGAGCTAGGAAACAAAGTGAAGCAACGAGTAATCATGTTCAGTAATAAGACGAAGAGTAATGAGAAGTCGCCAGACTTTATTATTTATTTGTCTAACGAGCAAGAGAACGGCGAAGCTACTACAGCACCAGCGAAGGCAAAGACTGCACCACCTAAGCGAGTACCGCAACCAGCGTCTGTTGAAGATGATGATGGTATTCCAATGTGAATGAGCGAAGCCCCCAGAAATGGGGGCTTTTTTATGATAACTTTAGAAACGTATCAACCATTCAACAACTCTAAAGACTTCGAAAGAATCTATTTTCAATCGGAATCTTCTTTGTTTTTGTATTATAAAGATCTTAATTTTTTTAAAAATTCAATACTTAAATGCGCCATATCCAATAAAACGATAGAATTATTCTATAGAGAAAATAAGCTTATAGGATATTTTATTTATGAGATAAATAAACAAACTATCCATATTCATTTTTATTACATCTGCCCTAAAAATAGAAACAGGAAATATGGCAGACAGTTTAGAAATCTTTTGTACAATAAATTACAAGATAAATTTCAAAATTTAAGGTTTTCTATAAATAAAAAAAATCACGCTTCTATAAATGCGGCAAAAAAAACTTGTTTAAATTTGAATTTAAAAATAAATTATTTGAATGATTTATGTTTGCATTCAAGACAATTTCACTTTTTCGCAGAAAAGTCTTTGACATCTTCCGAAAAGCTGATATCGTGATCAAGATGAAATATGGACTCGTTTGCATTTCTGAACTTTTGCGGGATAAAAATCCCGAATTAGCGTTCAAAACCATGACTCGTACTCAGTTCCTTAAAAAGGATCGTGACGAATCTATCGCTGAACTTTCTCGCCGCATCTCTCATAACCTTACGGTTACGATTGAAACACTGAAGCATTGTAAAGAAGTAGGTATCAAACATTATCGCTTGTCTTGCAAACTGTTTCCTTTGGTTACTGATCCTACTCTTAAGATTCAAGTTGAATTGCTTCCTTACTGGAGTATTCTTGAGCAAAAGTTGATGGAGATTGGCCGTGTATCTCGCGAACTAAATATTACGATGTCAATTCATCCTGATCAGTTCGTGGTTCTTGGATCTAATTCTGATGATATCTGCACTAAATCCATAGCGGAACTTAATTTTCATGCTTGGGTTTTAGATCAAATGAAGATGCCGCAAACTCATCAATGTCCTATTAATATTCATCCTAGTTTATCTAATTTTGAATCTGCTGAGAAGTTTGTTGACAAGTTTATTCTTAATTTTTTCCGTTGCGATATGGGAGTTCGCAATCGCTTAGTCTTGGAAAACGAAGATAAAGGCTTCTGGACTTGCAGTAATCTTTATGATTATTTTCATAACTATATGAAACAAACTTATAGTTTTTACTTTCCTTTGACTTATGATAACTTGCACGATACTGCCAACCCAAGCATCTTGCCTGATGGTTCTGTCGTATCTTTTAAAAATAATTTCATGCGATTTTTTCAGACTTGGGATTTTCCCCCGGTATTTCATTGGTCTGAAGCTGAAGTTGGTACAAAAAGGAATCACGCCAAGAACCTAACTACCGCTCCTCCTGATATGGGTCTTGATGTTACTTGGGAGATCGAAGTGAAAGGCAAAGACAAAGCTTTCATTCATCTAATCAAGCGTCTTCATAATTGAAAAATACGCTATTCATATATATTATTAATACATGAAAAATGTAACAATTAAGATTGGAGATAATGATCTTGAAGTATTGAAGGACATCTTTAAAAGCGAAGCTGATTTCAAGCCTCAAGCTCAACAAGACTTGCTTATTATTGAAATCCTTAAGCAAGTTCTTAATAATCCTAAGAACGAAATTATAGATATCGAAGCATGAAGTTTATTCTCAACATAGACGGCAGCAATGCTGGTGGTAAATTCTTGGAAAACTATGTTGGGCAAGAAGTAAATATTGATTCTTTGTATAAGGATATTGATATTAATTCGCCGCCGCTTGCTATTCTTAAGACTGAAGACGGCAAACAACATAGTGTACAATTAATAGACGTAAGGTTTATTAATGAATTTGTTTTTATACAATGTTTTGCTATTCAACATGACGATAAACAAGGCGGCAAAGCTTTACTAAGGCTAAAGCCAGTTTGTGGGTTAGAAAAAGTAATAAATCCGTAATTTTAAAGCGAGTATAGCTTAGTGGCAAAGTTCCAGTTTTCCAAACTGGCAAGGGGGGTTCGATTCCCCCTACTCGCTCCACTTTATGACTCATAAATTTGCAGTAATTGTAGATAAAAAATTCTACAATCAGATACAAAACAATTCTGATTTCTATTTGCGCGTTTTAGTATTAGACGTTATACGAGCGTTAGTACCCAATGAAGAAAGCGTAGATAAATATAGCAGTGATATATTTTATAAATGCGCCAAAAGTATTTCCAATGAAGTAAGAATGTTTGAAGATGAAAAATCAGTTATTTTTTATCTTGAATTAAGTAGTGCATACCTTGATGATTTTTTTGAAAAACCCCTTGACGATTTCGAATAAATCAATAAATAGTGTATTATATAGTATATCCTACACTACCCGAGTAATCGGAGGATGAAAAATCGATTTTTAGCGGCAATCGCTAAATAGGTGCGTTTACGCATCGTCCCTTTTTCGAGTAGTGTCGGAAAGGGGATTTTTATGAAAATATGTAAAATATGTAACACTACAGAAGATTTAATAGGATTTAGAAAAGACAGAAAAATCTGCAATGATTGTTTAAAGAAACAAAAAATACAATTTTATCTTTCAAATCACAAAGAAAGCAGAGAAAAACAAAAAGAATATAGAGAATTAAACAGAGATAAGATCAATGCTCAAAAGAGAGAGCATTATCAATTAAATAAAGAGCGATTAATAAAAAATTCTTCTGATTATAAAAAGAATAATAGAAAGAGATATAACGACTTAAAGATCAATAGAAAAAAGAATGATCCATTGTATAAATTAAGAATTACTGTTAGTGAAAGAATAAGACAAGCTTTAAAATATCATCTAGCAGGTATATACAAAAAGAAAGATTCTACTATAGAATTATTAGGTTGTAGTATTGATGAATTAAAAAATCATTTACAAAATCAATTCAAAGAAGGCATGACTTGGCAAAATCACGGTGAATGGCATATTGATCATATAATTCCATGCGCGGCTTTTGACCTATCAAATAAAGAAGACTGTTTAAAATGTTTTAATTATAAAAATTTACAACCACTTTGGGCGCATGAAAATCTTTCGAAATCCGACAAAATACCCATTGACAGGCTTCAAGAAATCGCCTAAAGTCTTCGCGTATGAAACTGAATATTGCTGACAGGATCGTTGCGACTTCGCACGATTTCCCCACCGTAAACTGTACGATTGATCCAGAAGATATGAGGTACATTTCCTCTCTTCTGCGAAACAATTATTCGAATACAATTTTAGCTACCATTCGTGAGCCTTATGCGAATGCAGTTGATGCTAATAAAGAAAATGGATTATCGCCAGAACTTATTGAAGTCAAATCCCCAACCTCTCTTGATCAGACTTTTTCTGTTCGTGATTTTGGTCCCGGTTTGAGTCGCGATCAAATTTTTAATCTGTATAGTAAGTTTGGTAAGTCTACAAAGCGCGATTCTAATACAAACATTGGAGGATTTGGAGTCGGACGCTTCGCGCCTCTTTCTTACAAAGATAGTTTTACTGTTACTTCTTATTATAATGGTATTCAATCTATCTATAGCCTTTATATTTCTGAAGAGAATGACACTAAGATTGATGAAGTATTCTTTGGGCATACTACTGAATGTAATGGTATTTGTATTTCTGTCGGAGTCGCGAATGCTGATATAAATAAATTCAACGAAGAGATCGCTTCATTCTTTAGTAATTTTGAGGTTCTTCCTACGTTCCTCAATATTCAAAATCACATTGTCAAGCCTGAGATTGTCGCTTCTGGTACTGATTGGCAGATTCGTAAATCTGATAACAGTCATAATTATTATTCAGTTGGCGAGCAGGGTGTTGTAATGGGCGGCATTTATTATCCTATCAATCCTGAACTGGTTGATTTTAAGAGTGACGATGGTTATGCATGGACTAAGTATCTTAATAAGCTTGTTTTTGTTGCTGATATTGGATCTGTTTCGCTGCATCACTCACGCGAAACACTTGAGTATAATAAGACTACCAAGACTTATTTGAAGTCTCGTTATCAAGCTTTCTGTAAAGAGTTTACGGATTCGATTAAGAATAAGATCGCGCAATTTGATTGTTTGCGTGATGCTATGAGTTGTTATTTTGATATTAAACATACTTTTCCTCGAAACGTTTTTGACCAACTTCAAGATCAAGATGTTTTTGTATTTAAAGGGTATAAAATTGATACTTATACTTTTAATCGTGGCAGTTACGAAGAAAACGGTAGGGCTACTAGAATTCCTGTTTATACTAAAACTTATACTCTATCTGGTGATCGCGTAATTATTAGTAAATGCTATACTGTTCCTAATGATAAAAATTATTATATTGTATTTAATGATTTACCAAATAATACTAAAGTTGTTCCTCGCCTTTATGAATTAGCTAAAAAATATAAAACCATAATCGTTATCGCTCACGATGAATCAATCGTTAGTTCCGCTACTATTAATGGCGTTGATAAGTTCAAAGAAGTTAATCGATTTGATCTTGTTAAGTCTGGTTATTGTAATCTAAGTGAATTGACTGCTGTTAAGCTTCCTTCTAATAAGAAAGCTTCTACCATTCCATATACGCCTAGTTATTTTTACAAGGTTGATGGCCGCATTCTTCATTCTTCAAATTCTTATTCTCAAGAGATAAACGATATCTCTATTGTTAAACTTTATTTTCCTATTTCTAATGGTAAACCTATCAATCAGTATTCGCATTTTTATTATGAAAAGAATAAACTCAATACTCATTTTTTAAACGATATAACCAAATTGTTTAAGATCAGTGTTTATGGAGTATCAAATAATATAGTCATAACTAGTAAATTTAAAAGCCGCACTGACTTCATTGACTTTAATAAGTATATCCAAGATAAATGGGACAATTGTTCTTATGAAGTTAAATCGTTGATTCTTGAATATCTTTCTTGCAAGACTGATGACGCTTATAATATTATGACTTTCGTGTCTATGGTTGGAGACGTTGTTACTTATCAGAAATACGATTACAAGGTAAAATTTTGTTCAGAACTTCTTAAGAAAGCGGACGCGCTTATATTTGCCGAATTTATTAAAACTTGGCGGCATCCGTTGGAAGCTCTTAAAATTAATATGTCCCACGACAACGAAACTCCAGTTTCTATTTGTGGAAAATATTTAAAAGAAGCTGCCGAAGAAATTTATAAAAATTATCCAATGCTTAAAATTCATTCCGATCTTTACCATACTGATCGCAATAAAAATGAAGCTGAATTTAAGGCATACATTTCCTTCATCAACCAGCAGAATTCGGTTGACTTTTCGAAAATTTGAGTTAGCATAGTTGAACAGTTAAGGTGTAAAAAATATTATGAACAAGCCAGCATACATTGTCACCAGCAACGCAATCACGGTAATTTGGGAAGGTCGCCCGTACATGGTGAATACGGATAATCCCAATTATACTGGATTGAAGAACGCTCTGCTTAATGCAGAATACGACAGTATTGGTCGATTTCTTGATATCAAGAAGCAGATCGAAGACTTCTCGCATAACAGCATTAAGATTGTTTCTGAGAAGGTTTATTACGGCAATTACGAACTGAAGGGTTTTGTAATTGATAAGTTGCTTGAGTTTTTGCGCTCAGGAGCTAAGGACGCTCAACCTATTCTCAATTTTATTGAGAAGCTTATGTTCAATCCTAGCAAGAACAGTGTCGATCAGTTGTATACTTTTCTTTCTTATAAGACTTTGCCATTGACTGAGACTGGCAATGTTATTGGATATAAAGGCGTTGATGCTGATTATTATTCAAAGCATGGTAATACTAATACCATTGTTATCACTGGTACTGTAAATAAGAATGGTTGTATTCTTAATAAGGTGGGCGAAACTATTGAAGTCGCTCGCAACAGCGTTGACGACAATAAGGACAATCACTGTTCTCATGGTCTACACGTTGGTAGCTATGATTATGCAAAGGGTTGGGCTGGTAACGACGGCCATCTAATGATGGTTGAATTTAATCCTTGTGATGCAGTTAGTGTGCCTACTGATTGCAATTTCCAGAAGCTTCGCGTTTCTAAGTACAAGGTCATTGGTGAAGTTCCTTTCGAGCGTGTTAAGGAAACTGAAGCTCCGCTCAATGAGCCTTATTACAACACTGAAGAAGAAATCAGCGTTGATGATGACAATAATGATTGCGACGACAATTGTGGTTGTAATATCAGTGAAGGCCACAACTATAGCGATTCTACTTATCTCGCTATCAAGAATTACGTTGAGGGTCGTATTGAGGCTGGATTGCCTCCTACTCTCAAATCCATTCAATCCCGTCTAAAGGGTATTTTTATCACTTGTCAAGAAATCAAGGATATTTGTTTGGACCTAGAATTTACGGTTCAGGAAGATAATCTGACTGCTTTGTCGAACAGTGTTGTAACTATCGGTTCAGAGTCTGATGATCGGTAATATAAAATATATGAGTGAAAAGACTGATGTTATTACACAACCAGTTGCCTTGACTAATGCAATTACTAAGGCGACCCCAGAACAAGTTGACACATTGTGGTCAATTCTAAAGTACAAGGAGATTGGCATCTACCGAAAGATTAAGTGCATGAGTTCTGTGCTTGGACTTAATTTTGATAAGGTAGTTACAGATCTCCCGAAGGACGAGACTGGTCGAATTCTTGACCATAAGACTCGTCATCTAATTCACGACATTCTAATTCAAAACTCTTAATATGAACAAGCGTTATATTGTCAGAGACCGAGATGGTGCGTATCAGTCAGCCTATAATCTTGCGCTAGGAAAGAAGCAAGCGTATGATTGGGCTATGCAGTGCGCTAAATCTGTAAACGGCGTAATTTATTATGTCGAAGGCGACATGAGTAAAGAGCAAGAAGTGTTTCGCGCTCCTGAGCCTCGCAGGTTTTAATTAAAAAGGTTTGCGGTTATCCTTGAAACCGCATATTATTTTTATATGGCTCACTTTGTAAAATTAAACGTATTAGATCCCGGTCATGACGACTTGGTAAATAAAACTAATAGACAATACAATCCTCAACTCATTAATTTAGATATGGTTGTTAATGTAGAACAGTCTCATATTCATAGTCTGATTTTTACTAAAAATAGTACCATGCATCCAATTAGAGTAAAAGAGAGCTTAGACGAAATTCTTAAATTATCCGCTCTATAATGAACTGCGATTACTGCGGCAAAAAAACCGCATTTTTAGAAGATTTAAATTATTGTTCTGTTTGCATAGACTGTCTTGGAGAAATCGAAGAACAAGACGAAAACCCTTTTGATTTAAACAAAAAAGATAAATACAATGACTAACAAGAATAGCGATAAACTAATTAATAGATTTCCTGACATCTTTAAGGAGAATTTTTATTTTGAATGTGATGATGGATGGTTTGATATTATCTTTGATCTTTGCAAAGACATGCAACATGAAATTAATAACTCTGGTTGCGAACAAGTTGTCGCGGCTCAAGTCAAGGAGAAATTTGCAGGACTTCGGTTTTATGCGAGCGGCGGAAATGAAGTGACCTCTGCTATGATTGACAAGTATGCGAAACTTTCATCTAAAACTTGTGAAGTGACTGGCGGCAAAGGACATCTTTGCGAAAAACATGGATGGTACAAAACACTATCTACACAATCGGCAATACTGCTGGGTTTTAAAAAGTGTGAATAAAAAACAAACCCTCCATTACTGGAGGGTTTTTTATTAGCCTTTCTTTGAAGGAGGTGGACCTTTTGATCCTCTGCGAGGTGGACCCACCTTTTTACGATCTTCAGAGGAAATTTTAGATCTTTCTTCTCTATCTAGCTTTCCATCTTTATTTGTATCGTATTTTTTTAGCATCTCTTCTCGAAATTCTTTCGAAATTTCAGGAGGTTTGCGACGATTTTCCCCTTGACCGGGAGGATGATCTGGTATACCTTGGGCGTTAAGTGAGAGGGTCAACGCGATAATTGATAGTAGATATTTCATATCTACAATAATTGACACATTAAACAATCAAAAAGATACAATTTTTACATTTCCTTTACAAATTTATGAAATTACTTGATTTATTTTGTTGCGCTGGTGGAGCAAGCATGGGTTATAGCCAAGCAGGATTCGAAGTGACCGGAGTTGATATTAAAGATCAGCCTAGTTATCCTTTTAAATTCATTAAAGGAGATGTAATGGAAATCCTCAAGGATAAACAGTTTCTTGGCTCATTTGACGTTATTCACGCATCACCTCCTTGTCAGGGATATAGTAACGCTACAAAGCCTGATTCAGTCTACGTTCATTATTCTCAAGGCAAAGACACGCCAAAACTAATTGAGCCAGTTCGTAATGCGTTAATTAATACTGGTAAATATTATATTATTGAAAACGTTGCTGGCGCAAAAGAATATCTTATAGAACCATTTAAGTTAACTGGCTATATGTTTAATATGCCAATCGAAAGAACGCGATATTTTGAATGTAATTTTCCAGTTGCAGAATTAAAAAGCATTACTAAACGTGGATATTCTAAAAAATACGCCGAAGATAATGGCATCGATTATCGCGATATGAGCGTTACCGGCAAGAGTCGTCGCAAAGGCTCAATCGATGTTTGGCGCAAGGTAATGGATATGCCTTGGGCAGGTCGTGGTTGGGAATTAACTGAAGCCATTCCTCCTGCGTATACTAAATATATCGGTGAACAAATTTTAAAATATGAAAGCAATCTTAGAATTCAATCTTCCTGAAGATCAAAAGCAATTTGAAATAGCAAACCAATCTGCTGATATGTATGCAGTGATTTGTCATCTTGCTGAAAGATTAAGAAGCTACCGCAAGCACGGTAACGATTTCGAAAATGTGAGTGAAGCTCTTGACACCATTCATACAATTTTGTATGATGAACTTAACGCTCGACACATAGATATTCATGACTGACATACAAAAAGATATAGTAAAGCTATCTGAAGAATGGCACGATCTTATCAGCGGCGATCACCATAAAGATAAAGACTGTCATTGGTATATAGAAACGCGCTGGTCTTATGGCGAGCAGCCAAAATATAGAGTGTTACATCATGGATATGTCACCGATAATATAGAAATAACTTGTGTTTCTTACGAGACGGCACTAATGGAGTTAAAAACCATTTTAAAACGAGCCATTGAAAGACAAAAAGAGTTAGAAAAACTACCAAAATATAATGACTGGTAAATCTAAAGGGTTTACTCTCATAGAAATAGTATTGGCGACTACGATTTTATTATCAATAATTGCCGCGATTGTTATTAATTTTGATTCTTTTAATGGAAACAGGTATCAAGAAGCGCGAGAGAATTTAAAAACATTTCTAATAAACAAACGTCATCAAGCGGCATACCATCAAAAAGATATTGAATTATCTTTCGATGAAGAATACACTATAAACTCTCTTGAGAATCCAGATGAACTTGCCGCAATAACTAACGATTTAAAAATAATAGAATCATCTGCAACAAAAATTGTTTTTTTTCTTGACGGTACGATTGAAGAGAGCTACATTATAACCAGTTCTAATGATGGAAAAGTAACTAATACTTTTCGCATAAACGTCATTGGAAAAATAGACTATGACAAATAAAGTTATAATATATGAGTATGAAATTCACTCGTAAGGGATTCTTTAAATCTATATTCGGCGGTTTTGTAGCGGCAGCAGCGACTCCATCTCTAGTCAAAGCGGAAGAGAATATTCAACCGTCAAAAGATTTTTCACTTAATAATGGCAATCTTGGTATTGGAGGATTAGATAACGTTGGATTAGGAACTAGTATGCCCATTACTAAGCTCCATGTCCACGGTATTATTTTTCATGTTAATGATCGAACGCTAGAAATGAGTGGAAATGAAAATGGCGACTTTGAAGTCAAATGGTTAGACGTTAAAGAAAACGAAACTAATACAAGAATCATGATCAGCAAACCAACGATTCCTTTTAAAACACAATTTAGAAATGACATTCGATAGTCACAATAAGAAAATAGTATTACTTTCTGATCTTCACAATAATATTGAGAAGTTCAATAAGATTATTCAGCACGAATCGGCAGACATAAATATTTGTCTTGGCGATTGGTTTGATAGTTTTAATTTGGATGATTCCGATGATTATAAAAAGACTGCTGATTATTTGATGCGATATCTATCTGCGCCGAATAATTATACTCTTTTTGGTAATCATGATTTGCATTATTTATTCAATAATCATTATACTATATGTAGTGGATATGAAGATAGAAAGTATTTTGCTATCGATGAAATACTAGGATCTGAGCGTCAAAATATTACCAATAAATTCAAATGGCGTTTTTGGATTGATGACTATCTTTGTACTCATGCTGGACTGTTTTCTGATTACATAGATCCATCTGTTAAAAACAATGATGACTTGAATCTATTTTTTGTGAAAGAAATAGAACGCGCAAATATTGCTTTACGGACAGATCAAAATCATTGGTTTTATTATGCTGGCCGAAGTCGAGGTGGTCCTAAGAAAGGTGGAGGAATTGTTTGGCTAGATTTTAAACAAGAGTTTCAACCTATTGAAGGATTAAAACAAATCGTTGGACATACTTATCATAAAAATGGTAGAGTTAATCCTCACCATTTGGATGGCAACGTGAATCCAGCAGATTGCGACAATCTTTGCATTGACAACGGACTAAATGAGTATATAGTGTTCAGCAACGGTAAGTTAGAAATTAAAAAATTTTCAGATATATAATTTATGCCTTTCGAATATCACGCAAAAGTAAATAAAGTAATAGACGGCGACACTATCAATGTTGATCTTGATCTAGGATTTAATGTAGTATTGTCCAATCAAAGTGTACGTCTTCTTGGAATCGACACTCCTGAAAGCCGAACATCTGATAAGGCAGAAAAAGTTTTCGGGACTCTCAGTAAAAATAAAGTCAAAGAATTCATTGACAAATGCGAAGGTCAAATTATCCTACAGACTGTACTAAGTGACAGCGAAGAAAAGTTTGGACGTTTGCTTGGTAAAATTATTAATCCAAAAGATAATACCGTTCTTAATGATTGGTTGATTATTAGTCATTATGCAGTAGCTTACAATGGAGAAAACAAAGATAAAGTCGCGCAAGCTCATTTATCTAATCGTAAATTTTTGATTGACAATAAAGAAGTGTCTATGACTTACACCGAAGCAGGGATAAAGTAAAATGATTAACGATAAAAATGACAATAAAGTTCAGTTGCTAGGCTTCTATGGCGATGACAAAGTTCATGCTTGTTCAGCTTGGACTTCTACGAGTAGAGATTTAAATGAAGACAAGATTAATAGAATTCCTAAACTCCTTAAGATGCTCGCTGATGCGGGGCATCATACTCCTTTTGAAAAGTCTACCATTCACTTCTTAGTCGATACTGATATTGCTAGTCACATTCATCTTCTTAAGCATCGAGTCGGCGTATCTATTAATGGAGAGTCTGCGAGGTACAAGGAAATAAAAGAAGATAAGTATTTGATTCCTAGTGATTGGGGAGATATTGAATCTACCTTTGATAAAGAAGGAGTACAAAATAGTAAATGGACTACAATACTTGAAGATTATACTCACCTTGGCAATACTCTTTATCATCAATGCGTTAAAGATCTTGAACCAACTTTAGGTCGCAAGCGAGCTAAGGAATCTGCTCGATTCTTTAAGGCTTATAATTCTCAAATTCAAGCTGATGTTATGTTTAATTGGCGCAGTTTTTATCACTTCCTTGAGCTTCGCAACAAGCCTGATGCTCAGAAAGAAATCCGAGAGATTGCTGCTGAGATGTTAAATCTAGTAAAGAATATAGAAGGCAACCCCTTCCAACATACAATCGCCGCATTTGAATTATGATAACTAAATATAATATTTTTCTTGATGATAATTTCGTTTTTGAGTGTAACATAGTTAGTGAACATAAAGAGTCCATTAAATCAAAGCGGAATTTATAAAATAACTAACAAAATAACTCAAAAAATTTATATTGGTAGTTCTAAAAATATTAGAAAAAGATGGAAAGCGCATAGAACTCTTTTGAATAGAGAAAAACATTATAATGAACATTTGCTTGCTGCGTATAAAAAATACGGAAAAGAAAATTTTAGTTGGGAAGTTGTAGAATTTATTGACGTTAATAATCTTCAAGAAAGAGAACAATATTGGATTGATTTTTTTGGAAGTTCTGACAGAAAAAAAGGATATAATTTATGCCCAGCAGCTTATTCGAATTTAGGACTAAAGCATACAGACGAAAGTCGCCGAAATATGAGTCTAGCTCATTTAGGTCATAAACATACTTCAGAAAGCAAAAAGAAAATATCAGAATCTCAATATAAAACTGTTTATCAATTTGATTTAAAAGGTAATTTTATAAAAAAATACGATTCTTTATTAGATGCTGAAAATAAAACTGGAATTCAACACCAAGCTATATCTGGATGCTGTAGAAAAATAACTAAAAGCGCAAAAGGATATTTTTGGTCTTTTGAAAATTTATTTATTGAATACAAAAAGAATCATTTTACTGAAGCTCCTTGGAGATGGAGGAGCATCAAATGCCCCAAAACCTTAAAGATATGGAAATCAATAAAAGAAGCAGCAAACGAATTAAACTTGACTATTCATCAAGTTCACTTTAAAATAAAAAAGGGATTATTTAATTATGTATAATTTATGGCTTGATGATATTCGCGTCCCAACCGATGTCACTTGGGTTAACATACCAGTTGATCAACATTATTCTGTTGTACGAAGCTACAAGGAATTTGTAGATTTAATCACGTTGAGAAGAGAAGTTCCAAAGTATGTTTGTTACGATCACGATCTAGCAGATATTCATTACGGCCACGGTTTAAATAACGATGATATTCCTTATGATTCTTATAAGGAAAAGACAGGATATGACGCAGCTAAATGGTTAGTAAATTACTGTATGGAGCGTGGAATTAAACATCCACCGTATGTTGTGCATAGCATGAATCCTATTGGTAAAAAGAATATTGAATCTTACATAGAATCCTATAATAAAACACTATGAATAATAAATTACATATCGTCCCTAAAGGTTGGGGATTTGAAAAGTGGATTGTAAATAATGACAAATATTGCGGCAAACTTCTTTATATTATTAAAGATCGCAAATGCAGTTGGCATTATCATAAAATTAAAGATGAAACTTTTTACGTTCAAAGTGGAAAGATAATTCTTTATTTTAGTGATATTCCTAAAGATCCAGAAAAAGCTAATAAGATTATTCTTGGACCGGGAGATCATTATCACATTCCAGTGGGATTGATTCATCAGATGTATGCGTTGGAAGATACCGAACTGTTTGAGTTTAGTACGCAACATTTTGATGAAGATAGTATTAGATTACAAAAAGGAGATTAATTATGTCATATCAATTAGAATTTAATTTCGAAACGCTAGAACAAAAAGAAAAACGTCTTAAAGACTGGCATGATCAACAAGTAAAGCTAAACAAGATGTTTGAAGGAAAAGCTAATGATTATTATATATATAATAAATATGTAGATCAGTTTATTGATTTTCTTCCTTATCGACTTGGATGGGGACTCAGAGGAAATTATAATGAATTGCGTTGGTGGATCAAATGCCAATACCAGAAATTCCGTTATGGAGTTTCCGATGATGAAGTTTACTCTTTAGAAACTAATATTGCTAAATATATGGTTCCTCGTTTGCAATATTTTAAGAAGAAAGGCAAAATGGGTATTCCAATGAAATTTTTGCCTAGTAATTATGACAATCTACAAGATGAAGATAGAGAAAAAGCAGAAAAGATCGGTGAAAAAGAAATTAATCGCATCTTGGATGAAATGATTTTTGCTTTTGATTATATTATCGATCCTGATAAGTATGTAACTTTTCCTAAATCGTGTAGTTGGGACATTAAAGATAAAAATTATTTCAATAGAGAAAAAAGTCTTGAAGCGAAACAATGTTGGGATGAATATACAAAAACATGCGAGCAACTCGAAACTCGTAAAAAACAAGGTTTACAATTATTCGTAGACCACATGGATATGCTGTGGATATAAATGAAACTCTTATTAGCAATATTATTACTTAGCTTAGTTTATGTAATTGGATGGTATCAAATTCACGGGCAATTCTTATCTGAATGGTTTAAGAAATATGAATACTATTTAATATGGATAAGCGTACCATCAACTTTAATATCTATTCGCGCAATCAAACTAATCAATGAACACTTCAACGGATTAATTTGGCCGAATAGAATACTTACATTCAGTATTGGCATAGTATTATTTACAGTTTTAACTTCTTATCATTTTGGTGAAAAAATAAACTTAAAGACGTTGACATTGTTATTTTTTTGCGCTAGTATAGTCGCGCTTCAAATATTTTGGAAATGAAATTTACACCCCAACAATACGAACTGATTTGCAAAACCCGTGATGAAATCAGAGATATGAATGCCAAACAGCACGCATTATACGACAATCTAACAAAAGAATTAAATATAACTATTTACGCCGAAGATTGGCTGTTTGATTATATTTATAATGAGTATGGTTCGATAGACGATATAGAAGCGAGGATGTAATGGACTTAACTTCAGCAATCATAGGACATTTAGTAGCAGATTATCTGCTGCAATTTGATTTTATCGCTGAAAACAAGAAAAAAGATAATTACATTTGTGCGCTTCACTGTTTAATTTGGGCGAGTTGCGTATGTTTAATGGGTTCTATATGGAACCCTACAGCATTTATCGTTTTATTTATAACACATTACATACAAGATAGATGGCAATTAATACCTTGGTACATGAGAACTATAGGGCAAAAGAATTTCACAAAACCACCTCTTGCACCGTGGTCATTAATCGTTGTTGATAACGTGTGGCACATTTTTACTATCTGGATAATATTCAAGCTATATTTAAACCAAATTTTTATTTAACTCATGATTGAAAAATCTATAGAACGTCTTCGCGCATACAATAAATGGCGTACCGGAGAAGATGACCGCACGATGGATGAAGTCGGAATCCAACCTAGCCAATTAACCGCAGATATTAAAACCGTCTGTGACGAACTCGAAAAACTAATTTCAATATATGCAAGTCGTAATTAATACTTCTTATAGTAATTTTGCTATAAGTCCTGATGCTATATCACTTATTCAAAAAAAGATAAAAAATCCAAAAGCCAAGTCGCAAATAAATGCTTATGCTTTTGATAATGATAGAAGCCATCCTTTACTTGTAGAAGCTGTGCAAAAACTTGGTGCTAAAGCTAACGGTTTGTATACTACATTAAAGATTGTGGAAATACCAGATGATGTTGAATGGCGGGTCGATGCAATAAATGGAAAAGAAGTTATCCGTGAAAAACATCGGATCTGGTCGTAAATGAAGTTGCGAATATTGAAACGAGCGGTTGAAACCGCGCACGCTTTATGCCCCACCAATTGGAAGAACGTAAACAATTCTCATATAGCTTTTCTTATCAAGAAAAATAAGATAGTTAAAATTGGTTGGAATAGAAAAAGAACTCACCCCAAAATCGCGAAACATCCGTATCACGATGGATACGTTGGTACTCATGCGGAGTTAGATGTCATTCTCAAATCAGGGCTTGACAATCTCGACGATCACTCTATGATCGTTCTTAGAGTTGACAGGAAAGGCCGTTTAGCTAACAGTAAACCGTGTCCCGGCTGTTTGAGTTTAATTAAGTCATATAACGTCAATGAGGTTTTTTATTCAGACACTGAAGGTAATATTGAAAAATTATCAAATTAACCTTGACTATGTCTAAGCATAGATTATTATAAACGAAATGATTAAAGATTTATATATGAAGAATATTAATGACAAGATACTTGTTCAAAGTGACGATCTAAAGTTTGATGGAAAGAATATTATTATTCCATCTTATTATGCAAGTATCGTTTATGATTACCTTGATAACGTAAACATAAAAGACATGAATCTTAATGATGCAGATATGCATGATTATTTAGCATTTTGTAGTTTCTTTGAAGCTGTAATAGATCACAAAGCTGATAAAGGAGGAAATTAATATGGGTATGTATAATAGTGTAGATTGTCATTGTCCATTGCCAATGCCAGAAGACCCAAAAGGTTATACTGGTTCGCATGGCTTTCAAACTAAAGATTTTGAATGTGCTTTAGATGTTTATATTATTGACAAAGATGGTCAATTGCTTATTGAACGTCGAGATACAGAATGGATAGAAGGAGATCCAAATGGCGAAGGCTTCCTAAGTAAAATAGGTCATTTAAAAACCATAAAGACTTGGCTTGAACCTTTGACCAATACTTGTACAATACAATTTTATGATTTTATTGATTCTAATAAGACTGATTATGATTACTTCATAACTTACGAAGCTGTATTTATTAACGGCAAAATGTCTTCAGTAAAGATTATTAATTTCGAAGCGAATGAAAACGCCAAAAGAAAGATCCGAGATGCCGAGTTTGCCAAGAAAAATAAAGAAAACTATCAATTTAGACAGACTTGGAAATACAAGTATTTTGTAAAGCCGTATAATCGCAGCGTTAGTTTTATATTCTTTAAAACCATTAAAGTTTTATCTTTCTTATCTACTACGCTTTATAAGATAGAAAGAAATATCAGAATATGAAAGAAGAAAAAGATTCGGCATTTCTTATTTGCGATTGTTTTAGTCATGGACTTCTTGTCGAGAAGTTCGAAGGCGAAGAAGAAGTGTGTTTGAGTCTATTTGAAAGAGGAATGGATGGCAGAATCTTAAGATGGTCAGAAAGATTAAGATGGTGTTGGCAAATTCTTAGATACGGAAAGCCTTGGTCTGATTTTATAATATTAAATACAGAGAACCAAAAAAGATTAAAAGAGTTCTTAGAAAATAAATGAAAACAGTAACAATTACAAAAAAAGAAATAAATTACATATTAGCTTTGGCTAAAAAAAGGCACGACGCTAAATCAGATAATATAAAAAATACTGGAATATTAATGGATAGAGATCTTAATAATCCAGTCGAGAACTATTTGCCTCATTTTATAGGTATAGTTGGCGAATATGCGTGGGCCAAGCACACAAATAGATCTGTTGATGAAAATATATATGAAGTACGAGACTCTGAAGATTTTGATGGTGAGGAAATTAAAACAATAACTTATTATGGTCATGGCGAACCAGAGTTAAAAATAAAAGTTACAGAGTTTGACTCTAAAAAGCCAAAAAAATATATTTTAGCGAGAACAAATAAAGAAAAAATCTTAAAAGCGTTAACAGTAAATGCAGAAAATGCAATTGATATCGAACTACTAGGTGTTATCTCAAGAAACGATTTCGATACAAATAAAACAATAAAGCGTTACGGAGCTAAAAATCCATTGAATTATATCGTTGGTCTATCTAAAATGAACGAAGTATGAAATTCAAGAATTTCGAGGGTGTAGAATATACAGTTAATTATAATAAACCATTAGGGCGACAAAACGCTTCTGGTTTGTGCGATTCTCCAGAAATAGAAAGCCCTCAAATTCATGTTGATCCTAGGCTATTAACTCGCCGCCAATTAAACGTATTGATTGAAGAAGTATTTCATGCTCATCTATTTGATTTACCAGAAAGAAAAGCTAGAAAGTTCGCCGCCAATCTAGGTAAACTTGTATATAATAAGTTTATCGCAAAAAGTAAAGAATAATGTTTTATTTTTTCCCATTTACTTGTATGATATGTACAAATAGAATATAAGTATGAAAAAATGTTTATACTGCAATGAATTTATCGACACTGACAACGACGACTATCAAAAAGTCGGTAAAAAGATAGTTTGCATATTTTGCTACGAAGATTATGCAGATGAAATAGACAACAATCTTACAGATGATGATGAAGAAGAAGATAATTGTCGCGAAGAAGAATAAATAGTGTAATATATATTAGCGCAATATAAACTGTTCAAACTTTAATCTTTTGATTAAAAAACAGCAAGACCCGAAGCGCATCAAACTTGTGTTTTGACATCGGGTCTTTTTTCGTCCCTACTCCTCACTTTTTTCAAAAAATCTTGCATAAGCCGTTGACAACCTCTAAAAACCTGCTAAAGTCATCTCGTATGGAAAACCCATCAGCTAAAAAAGGTCGTGGTCGCCCCATTGGTGCAACCTCCACTATTGAAATCACGTTGGCCGAGCTTCTTGCGAAGCTTAACAACGATGTGAATGCCACTGTTACTGTTGGCCGTGTTTGGTATGGCAAGTACAGCAACGTTCCTACAGCGTCGGTTCAGGACGGTGATTCGATTCCTCAAGACATTCTGAATCAGCTTGACGAAGAGCCTGTTGCAGAGTTTACTATCTCTCAGTAATGAATCACTTCGCTGAACTTGTTGGACAAGAAGAAGTTAAACGCAAGCTTTCCTTTTATTTGGAAGCTCACGCTAAGACTGAACTTGTACCGTTTTTAAACTTCGTTGGCGCAAAAGGTTTAGGCAAGACCGCGTTTGTTCGCGAATTTGCTAAGAACATTTATAACACCACCGGAGTTAATAAGCCACTACTTGAACTAAATAGTTCTAGTATTAAATCGGGGAATCAGTTTTTCGAACAAGTTTTTCTGCCCCACATTCAAGATCAAGAAATTATTTGTTTCTTTGATGAAGCGCATTGTTTGCCAAGAGATTTTAGTTATGCACTACTATCTATTCTATCTACAGAGAAAGATCATGTAATAGAATATAATGGCGGCAAAAATAATTACATCTTCAATTTCAAGAAGCATCATTTTATATTCGCGACAACTGAATCAGATAAGCTATTTATTCCGTTGCGTGATCGATTGACGACGATTGAATTTGCAGATTATAACGCCAGCGAGTTGAGAGAGATCTTTCAAAAGTCTTTGCCAAATATTAATTTTGATGAAGACGCTCTTTCAATGTTGTCCGAAACATCCAGAGGTAACGCACGATCTTGCGTCCTTCGCGCTAAAGAAGTTAAGTTATATACAGACAGATACGAGATAACTGACTTCACAAAAGAAGATGCACAAAAGCTTTTCTTTATTCTTGGCATTTTACCTTATGGTTTGAATAGAATTGAATGGCAGATATTAAATATCTTGCGTAAAGAAGGTAGCTGTACTCTTTCTATGCTCGCTGCAAAAACTGGTTTGTCAAGAACCGCGATTCAGCGCGATCATGAATTGTATTTAATTCGTAAAGGCTTTATTAGTATTGATAGTATTAGATATATTACTACTAATGGATGTAAAGCTTTAGAAACTATAAAGAAATAGTGTAAGATATTCAAGCAAGCTTCGCAAGCATAGATGGCGATGCAGAGGTTTTGTAAACCTCAGAGCAGAGTTCAAGTCTCTGGCGAAGCTCCAATTTTTATGAAAAGAAGTTTGTATAAAGAAGAAATCCTCAGATTAAGATCTGAGGGCAAAACAGGAAATGAAATTTCTAAGCTTCTCAAATGTTCAAGAACATTAGTTTCTTATTACATAGATCTAGGTTATCAAAAAAGCCATCAAAATCGATCTAAGACTTTTAAAAAGACTAATAGATTTGCAAAGAAAGAAGAAGTAAGAAATAAGTTTGGCGGCAAATGTCAAATTTGTTCTTATGATAAGTGTCAAAGCGTACTGAGTTTTCATCATCTTCCCGGTACAAATAAAAAGTTTACTATTTCAGATGCGATAGTAAGACGTAGAAAATCAGATGAAGAATTAGTGAATGAGTTGAAAAAATGTATTTTGGTTTGTGCGAATTGTCACGGTGAGATTCATGCGGGGATCACAGAAATTCCAGAAGGTATCAAGAATCCCTTGACAATCAGTGAAAGTATGATAAATTGATCGTGTTCTTTGGATGCAGCAGGTAGTTGAAGGTAGTTTGAAATTTCTGCTAAGTCCGCTTGACAATCGAAGAAAGTGTGATAGATTGTCAATGTTCTTTAAATTTTGCGGGTTGGAGAAGAGGTCATCTCGTCACGCTCATAACGTGAAGATCATCGGTTCGAATCCGATACCCGCTAAGTTTCCCCTTGACAATCGAAGAAAACATGATAGATTGTCAATGTTCTTTCAATAATGCATCCGTGGCGCAATGGCAGCGCAGCGGCCTTTTAAGCCGTTGGTTGTGGATTCGAATTCCACCGGATGCACCATTTTTTCAGTTCTTTTACAATTTAAATTAGAAGATAGATGGCCCCATCTGAGGTTAGAATCCTTTTAGCAAAAGATGCGTATATGGGCTGAACGGAAGGATCTAAAAAATCTATTGAGCCTAATTAGCTCGCCGTGAAATCCTTAATCTAATTTTATAATTTTAAGCAGTGAAGTCACTATCATTACAACGTGTGTTATTTATGATAGATGGAAATACGTTTCCCGCTGCTTAATATATTTCGTTCTTTTAAAATTTAATATGTAGTAGTTTCTGTGGGCCATTAGCACAATTGGTTAGTGCAACGAACTCATAATTCGTAGGTTGAAGGATCATACCCTTCATGGCCCACAGAGACTATTATGTATTAGATTGTTCTTTAACATTTTTGACAAATTATTGATTTTCCGCATGATAGTGCAAGATTTCGTTGTGGGTGAAGCTGGTAGTCTAGCACCGTGACTTATAATCGCGGAGATAAATAGGGGCAGAACCTACATCCACAACCAAATGGCCCATTCGACTACTGGCTAGGTCATCAGGTTTTCAACCTGAAGAAGAGAGATCGATACTCTCATGGGCTACCAATTTTTGTTCTTTTATAACTTCGAATTTATTATATTTACTATAATATCTAAGTATTTTTGAGCTTTGTCTGGTTTGAAATAATTTAAACTAGATGTATCAATAATACATAATTCAATACTCTTCTCTAAGCAAGCTTGAAATTTACGCTGATCGTTGTTTTTGATTTGATCTAGTTTATTTAAACCATAAATTGGTTCGTAATGAAAAATGCCATTAAGCTCAAAAGCAAGTTTTAATATTGGAATATAAATATCTAGTTCAGAGTTAATTGTGTCTTTACGATTAAAATGAAATTCTAAATTTGGATATTTATTTGGTAATGCTTGTTCAAAGTATATTTCCATTTTTGATCTTCTGCATCCATGAGTCTTATGGGTATTATTATAAGTGGCGGCGCAAGAAGACGAACAAAAAGAGTTAGGATGTTTTTTTAATTGATTGCGTGTTTTTAAAAACGCTTTATCACATTGTCTGCACGTTACTTCTTTTCTTTTATCTTTCGCTTTAACGCTGCAAGCATTGGAGCAAAAATGATTCTTATAAGAACGTAGTTTTAGATTAGATTTTATATATTTCTGCATTTTCTCAAAATTTTGTTGGCAATAGTCGCACTTAACAGGTATCATCTGAGTAGCTTTAAAAGATAACATTTGTTCTATTGAAATTAAAAGCATATAATATAGTATACATGATAGAACTCGAAATGTGAAATTCTAAATTTTTCTCCTTGACTGGAGGCATGATCTATAGTAGATTATGTACGTTCTTTAAATTTTGGCACCATGATGTAATTGCTAGCCATAGCAGACTTAAAATCTGCTGGTCGAAAGACCGTGAGGGTTGGAATCCCTCTGGTGCCACCACTTTTGCAGCAATGAGGGCAGTCGTCACTAAGACGTAGTTTGAGGTACTGGAAATAATCCGGTATATTAGACAACTGAGCGACCTGATCTGCGAAAAAACATACAGTGCGCCCAAGCGATAATGTTTCTAGTCGCTTTACACTGAGTCAACAATGGGCAATTTTCAAAAAACTATTGACAATACTATAATAGAGTATAAGATAGTTGTAGATTTTAGTGGCCTCGTAGCTCAAATGTATAGAGCTTTCCGTTTCTACCGGACAGGTTGGGGGTTAGAATCCCTCCGGGGCTACCAATTTAATAACTCCACTGTAGCTCAATTAGTAGAGCGCAAAACTGTTAATTTTGATGTTGCTGGGGCGGAACCAGCCAGTGGAGCCATTTTTTAACTGGAGTATCGTATAGTAGCAATTACAGGACACTGTAAATGTCCCGGCGCAAGCCTACGCTAGTGCAAGTCTAGCTACTCCAACTCTTTCAATACATTTTAAATCCACTCAAGTCTACTTCATTAACTTTATATCCACTACTTAATGATGTTATTGTATTATTTACTTCAGTTATATAACTGGGAATATTTGTGCCTAAACCGGCCATAGCTCCAAATGTCATATACCAAGCACCAATTAATACCACCTCATTATTAATAATAGTAGAAACAATATTGCCACTGTCGCCGCCAATAACTGGTTCAAAATATTGCGCTCTATTAGGGTCTTTAGACATATTTATTAATGTATTTGTTGATCCATAAGTAATATTAATTAAACCATTTTCGCCAATCAAAGCTTTTCTTTCTTGATCAGAATACAACAAAGGAAAATTAATTTGCTTATCAAAGTATTTAAGATAATTAGCTGGCAACACACTGCAAACTTTTAGTGAAGAATCTACTTCTTTATCTAATTCACCAATTAATATATCAGTATTGGCGACTCGTTTTGTTTTCATGACGTTATAAACAAGTGACACATTATTATTGTTTATAAAGAAAATCATAAATGGCGAATTTGAATAAGGCACATGATTAGATAATAATACATGTTTCTTAGTTATAAGTGTTCCGCCGCCAACTCCTCCAAGAGGAACAATGCAAGCAGCATATCCAGTTAGATCTAAACTTTTTGCCCAACAATTAGTATTTCTGGGCCAATTATAAGGATTAGCATACGGTGTCAGCATTTCTTTATCTTTTTTTTCTTTAATGAGATTATCAAAGTTACTAGATATGTGAGAAAATAGATCTAATTTTGTTTGAACGGGAGGAATGCTAGAATTTGTGATTGTAATTTTTGTTTTGGGCGCATCATTTAAAGCTTCGTTCTTAGCTTCTGCGATTATTTTTTGAATTAAAATTGTGTGATCTGCGAGTAGTTGTTCTAGGGTTGTCATACATATTTTCTTACACCGAAAAACTCCGCTTGACAAGGTGAATTTTTTCTGCCATCATGTTCGCACGATTATGAGTGATGCAAATTTTTTCGAATTAAAGGGTCAGATCGTTAAAGAAATAACTGGTTTAGAAAAAAACAGCCCAGAAGTACATATTGTAACCAATCAAACAACTTATAAATTATATCATCATCAAGATTGCTGCGAAAGCGTTCTCGTCGAAAATGTTATTGGAGACGAGAAAGATATTCTCAATGAAGAAATAATCTTTGCTGAAGAAGATGCTGGCGCAAAAGATCCTGATTGGGCTACTGATTACGATCATGATTACTCTCATACTTGGACCAAGTATGTTTTAAAAACTAAAAACTCCAGTTTAGAGTTTTGGTTTCTTGGAGAATCAAATGGTTATTATAATGAAAACGTTAGTATTGAAAAGATATGAAAATAGTAATTAATAAAAAACACGGCGACTTTCTTCTTAGCGAAGAAGCTGTTCTATTCTATGGCGATAAGAAAGGTCTTAACATCATAGCTAAACAAGATCAAGCAATTAAAACCATTACTCATTACTTTCTAAATGAAGTAAAAAACGAAAATTTATTTGCAGAATGGGAGATCGAAAGAAATGATCCAGTTCTCGTTGAAGTTGTCGAACAGCTTGGCGATTTAGCTAATAGTTGTTATACTAAATTGAAGATTGTTGAAGTGCCTGATGATGTTAAATGGTATATTCACAATTATTACGGGAATGAAGAAGTCCATGAAGAGCATAGAAAGTGGTCCTAATAATATGAAATACAGATGCGTCTTTTGTTGCAAAGATAGTGAAGAAATTCCTTGCCAAAAATGTGGCAACGATCATACTCTCTACGTTAAAGGCGAAAAGCACACTTGTCAGTGGAGTCGAAGAACTATTTCCTCGATGGAATGTAAAGTGTGTGATAGAGTGATTAGTAACAAGGATTATTTTTCAGGTAATATAAAAGATATATGAAACCAACACCGGGAGA